GAATGAATTTAATTATTCAATAAACCTAAAACATCTGCTCCCCACATTGCAAAATAAACTAACATGGTTAGTGTTACTAAAAATACAGTTGACAATATTACTTCTTTTGGTTCTGATTTCCAATACTGAATAAGTGTGTTATTTGTTTTTTTCATTTAACTTTTTATTTTAATTATACTTAAATATACAATAAATCTTTTTAATTATAATAAAAGAATTTATTTATTTAAAATTAATATTTTCTAATAACTTTACTAAATATAATTCTAAAACTTTATATAATTCTTTATCATTATTCTTATATAACTCTTTAATACTATCTACATCTTCTAAAAAATCCATATTTTCTATCTCATCATCCCCAAATTCATTATATATTCTTTCTTCAATATCACCTATTTTACTACAAATAATTTTTATTTCATTTTTCATATCTTAACTTTTTTATTAATACTTAAATATACGAAATATTATTTTAATCTAAATGAGGGACTATTTAAGTCCCTCAATAATTTTTTTCACTATATTTCCTTCAAATATTTCATCAAATTTTTCATCTAATACTTTATTATAATTTATTCCCCACTCTTTGTTCATGTCAACAAACTTTCTCCAATCTGAAATTTCCATTCCCATATAGGTTTGGTTTTCAATGTCCATGAATTCAATACCATCAATATTACCTTCACATACAATAACCTGAGCTATCAATTTTACTTTTAAAGGGCCTATTTCAACAGGTGCACTTAAGTTAAAGAATTCTAATTTACTTTCTAATTTAATACTGTTCATATTTTTATTTTTTAATTTACTTAAATATACAAAATCATTTTTAATTTCTACTTTAGGAAGATCATTTATAAAATAAATAAATTTATAAGATCTACCTTTAACTTCTTCCCTTCTTATTTTACCTGAATACAAGGCACGTCTTAAACAATCAGCATATTTTTTATTTGATTCCCGAGTTGAACCTCTAAAAAAACCATATATGCTTCCCATTATACTATTTTCAGGTGTGCCAGGGTTGTGTTTTAAGAAATCAACTATTTCCTCTTGGTTAACCATTCTTCTTTTAACACCAAATCTATTTGTTTTAAATTTATTCATCTTATTATCTTTTTAATTTATACTTAAATATACTAATAATATTTTTAGTAAGAGTAGAGGAATATATTAAAACATTCCTCCTGCAATTACTAATCTTCTTCTATAACCGATTTCAGTATCATAAACATTTTCTACATTAACATCAGTTTTTTCAATTCTGTTTACATAAACAAAATCTGTAGGGTCCATTCCTGTAACTACTACTTTTAAATTCTTGTTTTCAACTTTTTCTAATACTTCAATTAATTCTTGTACTGTCATAACTTTATATTTTTAACTTATTAATACTTAAATATACGAAATAACTTATTAGTAAGAGTAGAGGAATTATTTTATTTCTACTAAATTCAATTCTAAAGCTTTATTAATTCTTTCTAAAACATTATTGTATTCACTTCCTTCACTATAACTTATTTCTATAGCAAAATCTTCAATTCTTTCAAACATGTTTTCTACATAAGCTCCTTCTACAAACATTTGCATATCAAATAATAATTGATCATAACTTGAAAAATCATAATATAAATCAATATCTGAATCTTCTAATTGATTGTGAATTTTCAATAAATTATTGAATTCTTTTTCTGCTAACTTTGTTAATACTAATTTTTTCATATCTTAACTTTTTAATTTATACTTAAATATACGAACGTTATTTTTAGATAGATATAAGGTAGTTTTTACCAATTATACCATCTAAAACTTCCGCTACCACATATACATTTAAATTTTCTAGCCCATTTTTGTAATGTAAAATTATAAACACGGTTTGTTTTTTTACCACAGCTATAACACTGACATTTTTTAATTTCTGTATGATGATTCATATTTTATATTTTTAATTTAATTAAATATACAAACAAAATCGTTAGTAAGAGTAGAGGAATTATTTTACTAAATGTCCCCAAATATCAGTTCTTGAAACATCAAATTCCCTTACTTCAGAATCAAACCAACCATAATCTTCAAAACATTTTCTAACTTGTTCATAAATGTCTTTACCATCAATTTCAATTGTTGGTTTTTTCATTTTAGGTTCATATGGTCCCCCATACATGTCAAATTCCCCATTTTGAATAACTGTAATATGTTTTTCTTGTTTTGTTATTCCTTCTATATTAAATTCATCTCCATCAAAATAAATTTCACCACTTTTAAGGTTAAGGTCACTTACAATTATTTCAGCTAGTTCTTCTACTGAATCATAACATTCACTTACTGAAGAGGAAATATCATATTCAATTTCACTAATAATTTCTTTAATTTCTTTTACTTTAATTACATTCATAATTTAACTTTTTAATACTTTAAATATACGAAACATTATTTTAATTAGATGAGGGGAATCTTAACATATACTCAATTTCCCTTTTAGCATTATCTGTAATATTTTTACTCATACCTCCAATATGCCATTCAATTTTTTCGTCATATCCTATTTTACGATATTCCTTCCAATCGTAAATTGTAACAACATCTTCATTGTCATCTTCCAATTCCCATTCGATATTTACTTTATCTTCGCCGTCATTGCTTTCATAAGTGGGTTCACCTATTATTTTAATTAATTCATTCACAGATGCTCTAACTGTTGAATAATGAAAACTTGTACCACTTGAACTTCTACTTGTTGATTTTAACATAACTTTTATTTTTTAATTTGAGATGAATATACGAAATAAATCGTTAGTGAGAGGAGAGGAATTATTTTATTAATCTAATAAAGGTTGATATTCAATGCAAGTTGTTAAAGATGCATTATACAATTTTAATTTAGGCTTATCTAAACTGATTTTTGCTTCTTCATTATTTGGTAAAATTACATGATAAATGATAGAAGATTTTGTATAAGTGATTTTTTGAATTTTGAAACCTGAATTTTCAATTTCTTGTGTTGCTAAAATTTCTAATTGTGATTCTAATTTTTTCATATCTTAACTTTTTAATTTGCTTAAATATACGAACGTTATTTTACTCGTAAGTGGAGGAATTACTATAAAATAGCTTCATATTCCTCTACACCATATTTTCTATCTTTATTATCGTAAGAATATCTTACACCTAATTCTCTTACATTCTGTAACTGATAAAATTCAATAATTTCATTTAATGATGAAAATTGTTTACCAGGATCAGACCATGTTTGTTTTCCATAAGCATTAGGTGAAATTAATTTATAACCTTGCCATGTTCCATCTAAATCAAGAATTCTATTTATTAATACTTTCATAACTTTTTAATTTATACTTAAATATACGAATAAAACTATAGATAACGACGGGGGAAGAAAATATATTTCCTCCCCTTGTATCAATTTTATCTATTATATATTCAGTTTTCAAATCTTTTAATAGATTTTATCAATCCACCCCCCACCCCCCATCACCTCTATATATAGGGGGGGAAGGGGGGTTCAAAAAAAAGTATATACTTTAAAAACTTTAAAAAAGGGTTGGGGGGGTGTGGGAAAGGGTTAGATCCCTGACCTTTCCAATTCCATACCACACCAATCGTTTTCCACATACATTTTCCGTTGTAATTATTTTGTGACATCCGTTCGTAAGTGTTTGTCATAGATTTTATCAATACACCTTTAATGACTATTGATTTTATCAATCGAATAGTTTTGAACCCAATCACTTAAATCTCGAATAATTCCCTATCCAATTATCTAATTCAACTCCTCTTCTAATGTCGTAACCGGTATTAGCTTCTAAATTCTTTTCCATTGTCCATAATGCTAATTCCCTATACACCTCTTCTTTTAATACTTTCTTCCAATCAGCTAATTGTTCATTTTGTATTTGAATACCTTGTTCTACTGTCATATTATTATCTTTTTATACTTTAAATATACGTTATTTTTTTTTCGTCGTCATAGAGGTCGTTTCGTAAGTTTCTTTCGTCAATATATTTCGTAAGAGTCCGTCGTCATTATGTTCGTAAGTGTTTTTGTTATTACTGGATTATCTCTATTATATTTTTTATTCTCCTTCATCCATTATTTCATCTCCAATATCTAATATTAATTGGGTTTTATCATATTCATGTTCTTCTTCATCAAATGTTTCCATTGTGAATGTTATTCTTCCCATGGCTTCTAAAGCTTGTTCTAATGTCATTACTTTACCATAGAATTTTTCTAATTGGAATAATATTTGTATTTCTGTCATAACCTTTATTTTTTATTTATACCTAAATATACGAATGATTTTTTTAATATGATTGAGGGAATATTATTTATTCTTTAATAATCTCTCTACTTCATTCATTATATCTTCTTCATAGTTTCTATTCATTACTTCTTTAGGGTAACCTTCAGGTAATTCATCTAAATTATCTAATTGCCAATCTAAAAATTGTTCAATATCAAACAAACCCCAATCATCACTTATTCCTAATAGGCAACTAGCTGCATCTTTTATTTGTTCTTTCTTATTCATAACTTATTTATTTTATTTATACTTAAATATACGATCTATTTTTTACTTTAAAGTTGAGGAATTTAATAATTTAAACGTTTTTTCAATCAATTCCTCATTACTAAAATCTTTATTTATATCATACCCCAACCAATATAATCTTCTTTTAACTAAATTACCATTATCAAATATCTTAACAATAACTTTATGTTTAATTTTATCGTCCATTTTATGAGTAAATAAACCATAATCATCAGTTAATTCAATTATAAAATTATCTTTTTCATATTTACTAACTTCAAGTCTATCAATTATAGTTTTAGTTTCATCTTCCCAATATGGTTTTTGAGTTTCACTTAATATTTTTGTTTCAATTAATTTCATAACTTATTTTTTTAATTTACTTAAATATACGAACGATTTTATTAGATAAAATAGGGGAAACTTTTGTTTCCCCTTTTATTATTTAGCCAAATAATTAACTATTTCTAATTTATCTTTTGGTAATCTATTATCAATTTGTTTTATAATAGACCAAGTTCCATCTTCATAATATTTTATTTTAACAAAATTTGTATTTGAAAATGTAATATCAAGACAACTAATATAATAACCTCCGTTTCTCCCAAAACCCATTTGCCATTCTTCTTTTTCTTCAATTTTACAATTTGGGTCCAAATTGATAAAATCTTTTTTTAAGTTTTGTTTAACTATTTCTTTTTTATTTTTAGCAATTTGTCTTTGTTTATAATTTTCAATAGCATCTTTTATTTTAACAAGTGCCGTTTTATAAGAATATTTTTGATATCTATTTGAAATACTACTTGGTAATTCAAATTTTAAATCATCAGTAACCCCCCAAATTGATCCCATGTTATTTATAAATTCTATTCTAGCAGATGTTACTTGAATATCTTCAATTTTATCTTCTTCTTTCAATTTAAACTTAGTATATGATGGTAAGTCAAAATTTCTACAATTGACTAAAGTAGTAAGCTCAACATAATCACCTAATCCATCTTCAACTAATTTATTGTATAAATTTTCAATGTTTTTGAATTCTCTTTTTATCTTTTCAATATCATTAAGAAAATGTTTTTTGTAATATTCAACATCTTTTTGATACTTAATTTGAGATTCAATTTCTATCTTTGCTTTTTCAATTCTTTCTTCTTCTCTTTTAAGTTCAATCATTTTGATTTCTGCTTCTGATAATTTAATTTCTGTCATAACTTTATTTTTTTAATTTACTTAAATATACGAATAATTTTTTAGATTGAGTTAAAGGAATTTTTATCTTATTAAATTAATTTTAATTCCTCCAATACATTCACTGCAATTAATTTTTAATTCATTACAAAACATTAAGAGTTTATGTTGTGTAATATCTATGTTTTCATAGAATGTATTTTTAATTGTAAATGTATTGTTTTTGTAATCTGTAAACATCATTGGGTATGCTTTAAATTCATTATAAAGCAATTTTTTAAACTCTTTTAATGTGATGTTTGTATTCGGTAACATTAGATTATTTAACTTCATAACTTTATTTTTTAATTTACTTAAATATACGAATTATTTTCTAAATAATATTAGAGGAAATAGTATTTTATAATAAAATGAGTTAATATGAATATTCTCTAAACCCATTTGGGAAAAAGAATCTCATTACTATTTTTTCAGAAAATATAATTTGAAGATATAATCCTGTATATGTTGTATAATTTAACATTTCATGTAAATCATACTTATAACCTGCATCTGTTTCTGATGTGAATATTGGGTCAACTTGAGTTAAATGGAATGTCTCTGTTTGTCCATTTGTATATATTATCATTAATCCATTATCATTTTCATTAAATGATAATTTTGATGGTTTGGGAAAATATATTGCCTTCTCCCCATATTCTTGAAATAAATATGATTTTGAATAATAATCCCAACCATGTTTTGTCTTAACCATTTGTGAATATGATGACATAGTTACCATCATCAATATTGATGTTATTAATTTTTTCATAACTTTATTTTTAATATATTAAATATACTAAATATATTTTAGTTTAATGTGGGGGAAGAAGGAGCAACATTGTTATCACTTATCATGAATGGTTTTTCTTCTATATAATCTTCATCAAAACCCCATAACTGAAGTTCACCAAATATACCTCCATTTATTATTTCTTCTAATTCTTCAAAAAATTTGTTAAAATCCTTGTTTTTATTTTTCATAACTTTTATTTTTTAATTTACTTAAATATACGAAATTAAACTCTAAACTAATTAGAGGTCTTAAACCATTTAGATAATTCCTCTATTGGGAATAGATGTTCTTCATTTTCATCATCTATTATTACAATACAGTCATTATCGTTATCATCTATAGTGAGATCAATAATTTCATATTCTTTACCTACAATGAGGGATTCTATACCTGTGCTTCTCATTACACAAGGATCAATTGCTTCTAATTTTTTTCCAATTTTTATCATAACTTTTATTTTTTAATTTTTAATTTACTTGAATATACGAAATATATTTTACTTACTGTTGGAGGAAGGTTTTGGTTTGTTATCAATTTCACTTGCACGTGAACCTTTAATTAATGAGGTAGGTTTTATAGTATTATTCCATTCCATCATATTTTCATATTCTTCTGTTAAACATTCAATAGCATAATTTTCATCAATTGGGTCTTCATCTTCAAAATATCCTATATCTTCAACATAATCTTTCCAATTTCTATAACCTATTTCATTTAAAAAAATAAATAACTTTGGAAATCTTTTTTTGAATTGATTGTTAGTTAACATATTTTATTATTTATTATAAATACACAAAATGTATTTTAAATGACCAAATAGAAAATTTGCTTGTCTTTCCAAGCTGTCAACTAAAATTTCTTGGTAGTGGCACCTTTACACAGCCAATTAGTTCTACTTGTGATGGTAGTCAGGACAGGAATCGAACCTGTATCTACGAGATGGCCAATTCCAGTAACTCGTTGCTCTAACCAATTCCGCCACCTGACTTATTTCTTATAATATAAATATACAAAATTTATTTTAAATGACCAAATAGGAATATTAAATATCTAATTCGTTTATTTCTTCCAATACAAAGTCATCTTCATTGATCTCAAACGAACCACTTTCCTCCGTTTTAAACCAGTTAATTGGTTCATCAATATTCTCCTCATCTTCCTTGAAGAACTTGGAATTTACAACGACTTTACCGTTATCATCCATTCCTTCTAATAGACCTGCGTTTTCATATAAATTCCATACACGATCTTTCCAAACATCTAATTTAATTCCTTCAACAGTTTGCTTATAACCACCTTCAACTGTTAGTTTAGCTAATTCTAATAAAAATTCCTGACATAGTATGTCTAATTCACCTCCTATTGGAAAATTTTCACCATATTTGGTTCTACCATTAGTACCTGCTTTATAAATTGATTTAATTTGATTGAATTGATCAGTAATTGGTTTAATTTTCTTTGCCATTATCTTTATTTTTTATTTATGAATTAAATATACGAACTATTTTTTTGATTAGAGTGAGGGAAGAGCTAAATACTCATTAGTATCTAAAATAACATTGTTTATAAAGTCTTGTAGTTGTTTTTCTAATTCTCTACTTCTTTCATAACCGTTCTCGTTTCTTACTTTATGAGTAATTATATCAAAATCATTTCTACTCATATCAAATCTATATTCTTCATCATTGTCAATGATTGAAAATGTAAAATAACCATGTCCTTCTTCATCATTAAAATCATCTCCTATTGTAAAGATATTTTTAACTTGTAAAATAATTTCTTTTGTTAATAATTTTTTCTTTTCTGTTTTTGTCATAACCTTTATTTTTAATTTACTTAAATATACGAACTATTTTTTTGATTGGATGGGAGGAAGATTTAATCTTCAACATATACATCTTTTATATCACAAAAAGGAAAAAATTTATTAAATACCCTCCTTGCTTCATCTTCACTTTTAGCTGTGTGAGTTGATTTGAATTCTTTTCCTTTATGTTCAGGATTTCCTAATGGGGAATTGGTTGTGTATATAATTATAAATTCTTTGTTCATTGTCTTATTTTTTAACTATAATTAAATAACCTTTATCTACTGATTTGAATTGTTCAATTTTCATTCCTTTAAACGAATCATCAAAAGATCCTAGATCTAGATGTTCACATAAATAAGGACCACCTGATGGGTCTATCATATCGATTATATTTGGGTTTGAGTAAACTAATTTACCATATTTAGAACATATTTCATGTTTTATATAATTACCATTTGTATCATAAAAACCTTCATGAACTAGTTCTTTAAATTTTTCAATTGGAATTTGCTCACTTATATCAGTGGTGTCATTTCTATATGCTTCATAAGCATCTTCGTAAACATTTGGATAGCCCATTCTCATATATGTAAAAGGGCCTTTTATTAAGACATTACCATCTTCTGTTTTACTAAAGGTAAATATATTACCGTAACGATTTTTATATTCTATTTTACTCATAACTTATTTATTTTATTTATACTTTAAATATACGAAAGATTATTTTAAACAACCGAGAGACTTTAAATATTTTATACATTCTTTTGTATAATATTGTTGTATATCGTTTGCTTCTATTTCTTGAGGATGATCTTCATATCCGAATTCTTTTAACAAAGAATAATAATAATTCATTTTTTTATGATGGTTCAATTGTAAATGATGTACATATTCATGTATAATAGTTTCAATTAAATTCTTTACAGATGGAATATTATATGGGAAAAGAACAATAATTCCTACTCTATATTCTCCAAATCTTGTCTTGTATCTTCTATCAAATATTAAATTAATTTCAGGACGTTCTTTACTATCAAATTTCAATTCACAAAAATCAATAACCTTTTCAGGTATTACATCTATTAATTCTAAAACTTTTTCTTTTGATGTCATATTTTCTTATTAATACTTAAATATACGAAAATAAAAGTACCTCCCAATGAAGGAAGATACTTTCGGTTTATAATTAGTTTGTTGTCGGCTTACTTATTTTTTCGATCCCTTACCCAAAATATTAATGTAATAAATGTTATAATTAGTATTGATATTATTTCCTTAATTTTAAATTCCATTATTTTATTTTTAATTTACTTAAATATACGAATCAAATTTTAAATTACAACAGAGGAAAATATAAATTAATTTATTACTTTATATCTTTTGTAGAATTCATTAAGTTTTTAACATTTTCCCTACAAAACCCTTCTTTTTCTCTTGTTATAAATTCATATATTATCCCGGTTAATTCTGAAGGTTTAGTAAATACTTGAACCAGACCAGGACATCTTAATGGTTCATCTGTTGTAAATTCAACATAACCTAATTCCTTAAGTTCATTCATTTTATCTTCAACCGAATCTACTTGATAAGCTAAGTGATGGATGCCTCCTATGTTACCTCTTTCCTCTACCCATTTTTCAACAATAGATCCTTGAGAACCATCTGAAATAAAAATTTCAGGTGCCATATGGTAATTTATAAGTTCACCTCCAAAGTATGTTTCTGTTAACCAAGGATTGTTATTAAGTTGTTCTGGTGGAAGTAATACTAAACATTTAGCATAACTGCCATCTTCAAATTGAATGTCAAATCCATCAGGTAAATCCTCAGCAATTCTATAACCAAATGATTTTATAAAAAAATGTGCTGTTTTAAATCTGTCTTTAACTCTGTATGCTATGTGATCTAATCTCATAATAAATGTAATTTAATTTGATAAAGGGGCTTTAATTGTTGGGTGTGATTGATAGTTTTCTATAATAAAACAATTAGGTGACCATATATGTAAATTATCAAGTATAGATATTTTTTTACCAATTGCTGGTTCAAAAATGTTTAGTGTTGGTAATGGATATGGTTCTCTTGTTCTACGAGGTACTCCAAAATCATCTAAACAGGACATTTTACCATCATCACTCCAAACTGGAGTGTTTGGAAAATTAGGTAAATTAACTATACCACTACTAAATTCATTTTGTATTTCCTCAGAAACCATATTAAGTCGTTCCTCTAATGTATAATCTCTACCAATTTGTTCTTTAGCTTGTTCAATATGGTTAAGATAAAGGTGTGTGTCGCCCAAGTTACCAATCAATTCATCAGGAACCATATTCACTTCTCTAGCAATGATTTCTAATAATAAAGCATAACTAGCAATGTTGAATGGTAAACCTAAGAATGTATCTACTGAACGTTGATTCCACATTAAAGAGATTGCTCTGGTTGGAATGTTTAAGTCACTTAATAAATCATGTCTTTCTACATCATCAGGTCTTTGGTCTATGCCTCCAGTGTAAATTGGGTTATTAAAAGAGTGTGTATATAAGTCTTGTCTAATTTCTTTATTGATTTTATCTGCCAATAATAATCTTTCTTCCAAACTCAATTCTCTTGTATAAACTTGAAATCCATAATGACAAGGTGGAAGAACCATTTGGTCTAATTCACCTACATTCCAAGCATTAACCATTAATCGTCTTGAGTCTGGGTTTGTTTTTAGGTCGTTGATTAGGTTTGCGATTTGGTCTATTCCCCAAGTATGATTAGGATTTACAGACCAATCTCTCCATTGTGACCCGTAAATTTTTCCTAATTCACCCCACGTTTTAGCAAATTCATCAATAGTTTTAATTCTTTCAATAAACTCTTCTTTAGTAAACAATCTTTTATCGGGATGTAAATCTAATCTTGTATATAACTCAAAATTAACTGGGTCAATTGGATTACCCCAATGTGTTACATATCTCTTATACGCATCACCATCCCAAATGTGACAATTGTTATCAACAAGGAACTTAATGTTTGTATCACCACGTAAGAACCATAGTAATTCAGTCACCATTGTCTTCCAAGCCATTTTCTTGGAAGTTAACAATGGAAACCCATCTTTCATGTTATGCCTAATTTGTCTACCAAATACACTTATAGTCCCAGTTCCTGTTCTATCTGTTTTAGTTACCCCATTATCCAAGATATCTTGAAGTAGTTGTTGATATTGTTTATCTAATTTATTCATTATTTAATAATTTTTAAATTCATAATCGGATGTATTTCCGTAATATTATGACCTTTATCAAAAACATAAGGACCTTCAATTTTTATACTATCACCTTCTTTAGGTAATGTTATTTCATTTTTATAAAACCAACAAATTGGAAATACTGATGGTACAGCACATACAATTTCACCTACCATACATCCATTTTCATCTTTATAGTTATTTTTTACCAATAATGAACTATCACCTATCTTTAATCTTATATGTATATCACCATCAATATCCGATTCAATTTTATCCACTTTACCCACTAATACTTTACTACTATCTAATAAAACTAGTCTTTCGGGATGATGAACTCTATTACATGGGCAATCTTTTATCGACACTAAACCTAATAAAAATATAATCGATAATGTAACTAATAATGTTGTTTTCATATTATTTATTTTTATAATATAAATATACGAAAAATTATATTAAATCCAAAAGAGGAATTAAATATTTTCCCCAATTTTTTTAATTTTATATCTGTAACCTGAATCAGAATTTACTTCAAATCTAGCTCTCATTTCTTCAGCTTCTTCAACTGTAGTGTATTCCAATACATCACCATGAGTGTCTAAAATTACAACAGGTAATTCCTTATCTGATTTTTGGTCTTTAATTAGTTTGATGATAATATAACTCATTTTTATTTTCTTTTTAATGTTACAATTATAAATGTATCTTGTTGAGTTGATACAACATATCTCCAACCTCTTTTAGTCATGTATTTTACATCACTATCAAATGTTTGTTCTGTTGTTTGTATATAAATTTCTTTACCTGACCCACAACTATACATTAGTGCTAATAATAATAATTTTTTCATGATCTTTATTTTAATTTTGTATATACGTATTTAGGGAGTGTGGTGGGTATGTGAAGGCAAAATTCAATTTTCTTTTAACCATTTTTTATCTTTTCTTGAATATATTTTTCCATCACCATGATCTTTTTGGAGCATTTTTCTTCTTATTATTTGAGCTATTTGACCTGCTTCTTTACTTCTTCTTTTATTTTTTACCTTTTTCTTTTTCATAACTTGAATATACGAAGAATTTTTTTGTTATTCAATAAGGTCTAATATCCATTCTAAAAAAAATATTCTTTGTGATTCAATACATTCAATCTTACCATTTTTATGATAAATTGTTTTATAATAATATGTTGGGGTTTTTTGGATTAGAACTCTTTGATTTTTTGTGTATAACATAGTTTCACTATAATTTTCATTACCATCAACCCACATTGCATTTACTTTACATAATGTGTCATCAATAACAATGTTTCCTAATCCATTAAATCTCCATTCAACTATGTTTAATTTTAATTTTGGTTTTTGAGAAAATGAAAATAGAGGTAATAATAAAATTAATATAAACTTTCCCATAAATTTTTTTTAAATAAATAAAGGGTCAATTTCTTGACCCTTTTATTTGTTGACTTTAGAATATCTTATGCTACAGCTCTTTCACTGTTTTTCATTCTACGTCTTGAAATGGTATACATTTCATTAGCTAAAGTTTGAGGAACTGATCTACGACCTGCTAATACATTAGCGATGTGAGATGTTGAATACCCAGTTGATTCACTCAATCTGAATACGTCACCTTGTCTTTTTCGTGCATTAAAAAATGTTAATTTTGCACTTCTGTTTAATTTTGATTTTGCCATAATTTATTGGTTTTAATTTTTAATGATATTAATATACGAATGTTTTTTTATAAAGCCAAATGAACTTATCTTTTTCTTCTTTCTGGTCTTATATAACCTGGGAGGTAATTGATTTGATCTACTACTTGGTCTTGAGGTACTATTTTATTTGAACCAAAATAATATATTGGGCCAAGATATTCTTCATATACAGGGTTGTTTCTGTCTTCAACATTTAAGATACGTCTATTTCCACCCCATGATCTAAATTCATTACATGTTGTTCTGTAAAATACTCCATTACTTTCTACTTCAGTACTATAGACCGTATTGAAATCATACTCTAGTTTTTCTAAGTGTCCCTGTTTTTCCATATTTTTAATTTAAAATTTCGGTTTTTAATTCTTTCAAGAACATACTTTGTTCAGGTGTCATTTGAAGATTATCTAACATAAAATTGACATTATGATAAGATGATGATTTAGCTAACACCATTAGATAATCTAATCTATGTTTTTCCATAACTTCATCTCCTGATGGAATAACTTGGACTTTTAAAAATTGATTAAGATTAACTCTAATCAATTCTTGGGCTTGTTCTTTAATTGTTGTTTGCATTTGTTAAATTTATACCTTAAATATACGAATAATATTTCTAGAATCCAAATAGGAATAAAAAAGAGGATGCAATGCATCCCCTTCAAATATATAAAAAGTAAATTAGTGTATTATGATCCCATTTTATCACCAACATAGTTTTCAAAATCTTCGATAAAATCTTCTTTAGTAAAATCTTTATAATCATCAGCATTAGTTTTCATGTCCATTCTTAATGAGTTGATATATGCTTCTACTACATCTTCATCTCCACCATTATCCATTAAAAGATCTTTTAAAATCTCAGATGAATATGAAAAATGTTTTTCTTCATTTATAAATTGATTCCATTTTGATTGGTATGTCTCTATCATTTTAATTTATTTAATTGTTTATTATAAATATACAAAATTTATTTTAGGATACCAAGGGCCTTTGCTCTAGCATATCCAACATATTTACCATTTATTTCATTGAAAAATTGTCTTTTAGTAAGTGGTAATTCTGCTTGTTCTTCCTCAAATGATTTATGTTTCTTAACATGTTTCATTTCAACACTTACTGGTCCATTTTGGGTTATTTTACTATTAAAATGCCATATTTCACTGCTTCCATCCTCTGAAATATATTCTCGAGTGTATTTAATTGGTTTATCTTCTATTGAGATGAGTGCTGGTCTACCTCTTCTTGATTTATTTTCCATTTTGAACTTCTTTAATATGTTTACAAATTCTATCTTTTGAACGATACACTCCAGGACAATTACATTTATATGTTTTACCTGATAATCTAACAGTATAAAATTGTCCAGGTGAAGATGATGATTCAAATTCCCATGTTGTTGGAGATTGTATTGGTTTTGGTTTATTATATACTATAACTCTATTAATAGGATCTATTTTAATCCATTCAATATCATCCATTGTAGTTTCAAGAATAACTTCTTGATTGGAAGGCAAAATGTATTTTTTACCATTTTCAATATGTAATGTTGGAGGTGTAGTTGGATGTTCATATGTGTACTTAAATAATTGAACATGAACAAATCCACCATATGCTTTAGGATTATCAACTACAAACTGAGTTGTAGGGCGATGTAATATCCTAGTACGAATGTTTCCGTGCTTGTTGCGATGTGCGAACTTAAATAATGCCATAACCTTTATCTTTTATGCTTAAATATACGAAAGCAAATTTAAAATACCAAGGAGGAATTATCTACCTTGACCTTTATATGTTTTTTTATAGTTTTTGCTTGATGGGTTAGAGCTTGTTTTCTTTTTTGCGTGTATTCCTTTTCCGTTTACTTTAACTTTTGGGATGAAAGAATTTACTTGTATTTTTGATTTTGCCATTTTTTAAGGTTTTTTTGATAATAAATATCAAAATATACCCTTTAGTTTCTCTTTTTCTATAACCATTTTAATCTTAGCTACATAGTTTTTATCCTCTGCATAACTGGCACTTAAATAATCAAGGTATTCTGATTCTGATTTTATTCCTCCAAGGTATCTACTTTGATAAAATGCATAATCATATACTGATTGATACCAGTCTTCATAATATGCATGTCCTCTTTCAGTACCTGAGGATGTTGTTATTCTAACACTAGCTTCTTTCATACCAAATAGATTATGGTTTTCTTTGAATATGGGGCTAGTCCATTTTCTTGTTTCAATAATGGATTGAGCCATTACTATGTGTGGAAATTTAATGTTTAGTCGTTTTATTTCATTTACTAATTTATCTTTAGTAAATTTTTTCTTTTCAGTTTCAAGATTAACTATTAAAAGCTCGTGTTCATATTTATCTAAAGCTTTAAATCGTGCTAATCTTCCTATACTGAAGGAAGTTATTAGTAGAAATACTATTGTTCCGACTAAAATTTTAAAACGAGTTTTATTTAATTCTAATCTAAGTGTTTGGGGATTGAATTGATATAACATAACCTTTATTTTTATTTACCCTAAATATACGAATATTAGGATAGGAAACCAAATTACTTTTTAAGTTTGGCAATAAGTTGTTGAATTGCATAGCAACCTTCAAAATCTTCATGATATTCATGAACTTTTAAATTTAATTCTAATGTACTTTTAAAATCTTCTCGATTGATAGATAGTATAATTACTTCCCCCTTATCTTTAATATAAACCTCAGCAGCTGGGATTATTTCATCTATAGTGTGGATATTTTCAGTTATAATCTTTACTATTGCTTTAGATAAATCTAAATTCTTTTCAGCTATAAGATTATTGAATTGTTCTACATTGTTTAATTTGAGTTTATATATCATAACCTTTAAAATAAATTTAAAAAATCTTTACCTATGTTTTTGTTTTTTAATTTTTCGTTTTTTTCATCCCTTTTTAAGATGTCACTAGCTAATTTTTCAAGATGTTTTGATTTTATTTTATCATAGTCTCTAACTATGGCATCATGTTTTTTTGATTTTTTGAAATTTTTCATTTTCTAGCTATTATATCATATTCTTCTGGTTCTTCATCTCCGAGTCCCAATTCTTTCAAACGTTGTAAATGGTAGTCATCTAATTCCCATTCCACCTTACTTAAACTAACTGAGACATGGTCTTCAAGTCCTTTAATTTGCCTATCAGTGAACATATCACCTTGATAAATAAAATAACAGTTATAACATAGTAATTCTATATTTTCCTGTCTATAATTTTTCTTATTTTTATCTTTAAAATTAAGAAGTAAAGGCATTTTATAGTCTAATACTCGTCTTTCCTTGAAACCACACTCAGCACATTCCTCTAATAAATATCCTTCAGTGACAAGTCTATATTTCATCTTTTCAGGTGAAAATGAAGCAGCATTAACTCTACCTTCAATTATATCTATTAAGGCATGATGTTTTTTACCATTATTTAAAAATTTTGGAATACCTTTACCTGATTGGTTTATATGAAGTTCAAATAAACTTTTACCTGTTTCTTCGTCTTTATAGAACTTAGCCCATTTTTTATAGTGCTGGTATGAGCAATGGAGATATCTTGCTGCTGCCCTGTTTGACTGGGTAACATTCATTGCTCTTACAATGTCTTCTTTTAAGAATGGTCTTGCTTTTGGCATGTTATTCTTCTACATTTGACGGGCCATCTTCAAGGAATATCTGATCGAAATTAGAAATGGTGGGGATACCATTCATTTCAGCTACTTTTCTTTCGGTTCTCATATACACATTATATTCATTTTCAGACATGATTTTTGTTTCCTGCCATGTATCTTCACCTTCACCACAAGTAATGGTTACTGATTTATATGCGCCTGTAGTTGAGCAATTTACACAGGTTACTGTGTGGGGAAGCGCCATAAGGCGTTTTTCTGGGATTTCGATATTACATTTTATACAATTCTTCATATGTTATTCTATAATTTCTAATTTTAAAATAAATATACGAAGGAGATGTTACTTTTCCAAGTCTTTATTAAAGATGGTTTTTTGAAGATAATTCCATAAATCAATAGGTTTATTTAGAATGATTTTATTTTCTTCTTCATCTTCTAATGCTATAACATTATTATCTTCATCTAATCGTTCCATCAAATACCACATTATTAACTCTGTGGCTTCTTCTCCATAAATTAATTTAAATTGATTTTCAATTACAAACCATAATGGATCTGTTATTTTAGTAATATCAATATCCATTTCACCTAACTTATCTTCTAAGTTTAATGAATCATCTGCTTTTTGGATTAATATTTCAAATACTGTAGATTCTGTAGCTTTAATATTATCTTTAACTATAGTATTAGCACCTAATACAGTATCAAATAATTTTTTTATATGTTTTATTTCTTCTGGTCCTTCGAACATAATATAACTTTAAATATTTCTAAAAACGATTCCAATGGTAATCTTTTAATCCCACTAGCTATTATTTGGGCTTCATCTAAACTTTTAGCTTTAACTATACCTATTGTTTCTTCATTTTGATCATTAACATGACAATATTTATACTTTTTCATACACAGATAATTTATTTATTACGTCTTGGATTTCTATACATTTATCAAAATCTTCCAATTGTGAATAATGTTCTTGGATTTTCTTTAATACTGGGATGTATTGAGTTGAGTCTATTTCAACTATTAATGACAGATTAACTATATTAAATAGTTCAATTTTATCTTTTTTATCTTCAATGGATTGGAGAATAACATCTAAACTTTTTTGCAATGCAAATCCTGTAAAATCCTCATTCTTTGATATTGCTTTTAAATCTTCTTTATTCTCATATGATATTTGAAGATTAATGATACCCTTTTTGGTTTTGATATCTTGTTCCATAGGTTGAGGGTTTTATATGTTCAATAATAAATATTAGATAAATTTAAAATTATCCACATTATTAATTTGATATGGTTTTGGATTCAAGTTTTCAATATTAATATCCTTTAAATTATTGATTTTTATTAAAAAATTTCCTATTTGATAATCCCCCACATATGAATCTTGTTGAAGCATGTTATTAAATATTTCATTACTTTTTGAAATAAAACTATGCATTTCTTGAGAATTTATATTAGTCATTAAATCATAAAATGATGTCTTTATAATAATATCACCTTCTACATATGAATCTAAATCAGAACAATATTCAATTCTTTTATCAAAATCAACTATGTTAAAATCGTGTTTAACTTCATCCCAATGTTTAGAAGTATAACCCCATCTTTTATTGGCATAATAATAATTTTCGAAGTCTAACTGGTGTTTTAATTCTTGAGTTACATCTAAATCGTTTAAGACTATTTTGCTAAAATAAGGTTCAATTGATTTTATAATATTAATATCTACCCCAGTATCAATGTTTATTAATAATGTACTATTATATTTTGGTTTATAATCATGACCAAAATATCCCCATTTTCTTATGAATCGTTTTAATTCTTCTTGATCTGCTTTTTCTTGTAGTAAATTTTTTCTTTTTGCTGAGTTGTTTTGTTTAAACCAATCATTTCCACGGCTGGAAACACAAGTAAAATGATAGACACATGCATTCCATGATTGGATAGTATTTAAACCACTCATTTTCATTCTTAATATTGTATCTGAATCTTCTCTTGAGCATCTAAATTGAACATCAAATCCCCCTAATTGTTTAAACCATGTTTCTTTATACACAGCAAATGGAGCAAAATGACCATCCATATTTGGTCTGTTTTCTTTTTGCAGTTCATCTACAAACTTATTAAATTCATCAAATTTAAACTCATCTGGGGTAATACCAAAATCCATTACAATTTTTTCAGGAGAACCTGGATGGAGAGGAGGTTCAATTCTAGCACAAGATAAAACTGTATTTTCACCTATATTTTCAGAAATATGTTTATCCAAATCCCTACCAGCAACCATATCAGATTGTAAATAACATACAATAGGATTAGTAGCATGATGAAACATGATAGAGACATTACGTTGACTCCCTATAGGAAATTCAGTTTCATTCCTATATATTTTTAAATTAGGAAATGTAGGTTGTAATTCAGATAGATGTTCATATGTATTTTGATTATCTGAATCAATGAATATTAAAATTTCATGATTTTCTAGTTGGGTATGTTTTTTTAGAGAGTTTAATAGTAATGTAGTATAATCTTTTTCATTTTTAGCTGATGCTATACAGAATGTTATGTTTTTCATTTTATTATTTTAATATATTATAAACTTCTTTAATTCCTTGTTCTAATCCTATTATATTAAAAGGCATAATATTATGAGTACCACAATATGCTTTACCTTCAATTTTATTTTCTATTTGTATTTTTACTTGATAATCATCTAATGAATTAATTATCTCAGCAATTTGGATTAAATTATATTTTTTTAAATAACTACAATTAATTTCTTGGATGGGGAATTTTTCTTTGTGGTAATCAAGTAACCATTCAATCATAGAAATCAAATCTTTCATATAAAAGAAATCCATCTGCTTATTTTGATGAATACTTAAATTTTCTTGATTAATATATTTTAAAATATTATTTTTAATAAACCTAGTGGATAATTCATTTTCATCAAACACCGCATAAATTTTTATATTTATACTTTTTGGATCTAATTTCATTAATTGGTTTATAATATGTTTACTGAATCCATAAGGGGTATTTGCATCTTCTTCTGCACCTGATCCAAAATGGATTAATCGGGAAAATTTATCTCTACAATACATTAAGTTATCATACATTAAAAGATTTTCTACTACAACTTCTGGTCCTTCAATTGGGTTTAATCTACTACCTCCTTTTACAGCGGTGTGGATTACTACATCAAAATACTTATCTGAGAAATAATGTTGGGTTTCTTCTCTTTGAGTAAGATCAAAGTCATTTCTAGATATTAATGTTATGTCATATTTTGAATATAGATAAGAATGTATACTTTTCGCTATATAACCATTCGCTCCAGTAATCAATATTTTTAATCTATCCATTGTATATTTTTTAATTCACCAGGAATAAATTTACCATCTTCTCCTAATTTAGCTACTACTTTAGGTTCATGAAATTCTTCAGGATCAGTAAACACCTCTAAAACTGCTGGGCCTTCATATGATAAAAATTCTTCTAATGTAGGATGAATATTTTGGTTATTTTTAATATTATAATAAGGTAAATCGTATGCTTTAATCAATTTTTCAAAGTTTGGAAATGATACACCACTACTTTTTTCAGATGCTACAAAACGTCCATTAAAAAATGCTTTTTGAGATATCTTAATTGAAGTATACCCATCATTGTTAAGTAAAATAAGTTTGATAGGTAAATTATAATGTTTCATTGTTTGTAACTCATGAATATTTAAATGTAAACTACCGTCTCCTTCAATACAAACTATTTTATGATTTGTAGCTGCTCCAAGTGCCGCTGGTAATCCATATCCCATTGGGGCACATCCTGTATTAGTGATTAATCTTTGATTGCCTTTAAGTTTCATGACTTGCATAGTTACTACATTTGCTGAGCCATCACTAGTTACAATATGATGATCTTGAGGGAAAACTTTATGTAATTGTTCTATAAACGCATAATGACTTGCATATTCAGTTTTATTTCTATGTTTAGGTAATACTGTAGGTTCATAATACCATTTAATACATTCATTTAACCAACTTGTATTAGTTTCAGGAAGATTTTGAGAATCTAATACTTTTAAAAATTCTTTAGCGTCTGAATGGATTTTTAAATCTGTAAATAAAGTTGGTTTATTTAATTCATTTTCATCTACATCAATATGAACTTTATATGCTTGTCTCGCAAACCCTTCAAAATTATATCCAGTTTGTCTAACATACAATCTACTACCTATTGTTAAAAGAAAATCACATTCACTCAATAAATTATTCGCTCCAATTTGAGCATGAGTTCCAAATCTACCACAATAATATTCATAATCATCATTTACAATATCATTTCCATTAACCGCTGATATTACAGGTATTTTTGTTTTATCTAATATTTTATATAACTCTTCAATACCTCCACTTAATCGGATACCATTACCAACAACCATAAGTGGTTTTTTAGCTTGATTCCATTTTTCTAATAAAGAATCCATTTCTAATTGAGATGGAGATAATAACTCCATAACCTCATTATATCCATTTAATTCATCAGGTTCAATATTCATTGATTGGATATTTAATGGAATATCAATCCAAACAGGTCCTGGTCTTCCTGATGTGGCTAAACTACATGCTTTTTCCAAATGATATCTAATTTCAGAAGCATCATTTACTTGTACAGCATATTTAGTCATGTTTTTTACTGAATCAATAATATTGAATTCTTGATCACCTAATTGTCTTAAAGGTAAACCTGTATAATTTGTAGTCATTTCTTTATTAACTTGACCACTAATATAAATTACTGGGATAGAATCTAACCAATTACATAATGTACCTGTTATAGCATTTGTTCCTCCAGGTCCACTTGTAATAATACATGCTCCTAATTTATTATTCATTCTTGCATAACCTTCAGCTGCTATTGATGCTGCTTGTTCATGGTGAGTAGCTACATATTTTACTCCCTCAGTTGTTCCTAGAGAATCAATCAAAAATATACATCCTCCTCCAGATACAGTAAAAATTGTATCAGTTTTGTATTTGTTTCTTAAAAATTGGATAACATAATCAGATAATCTCATAAATTTGTTTTAATGTTTCTTGTAATATACGAACATTTTCTATGTTTTCCAAAAATGGTTTATCATCTATTAAAACCATTGTTAATTTTCCTGTACTTTTTTTATCGGATTTAATAATTTCAAGAAGTGGATTCAACTCAAACCATTCTTGTTTAAATTGTAATTTACTATTTTTAAGTAATAATTTACCTTTTTCAATAATAACATCATAATTAACAACATCATACCCTAACTCTTTAGATATCATCACTGCTATCATACTTCCTATAATAACTGCTATACCATGAGGTATTTCATGTTTTGAAGTTGATTCTAAAGCATGTCCAAATGTGTGCCCAAAATTTAAAAATTTACGTTCACCTTTATCAAATTCATCTCTAGATAAAATATCAATTTTATATTTTAACCCGTCATAAATCATAGATTTAATAGGGGATAAAGGATCAAAATTAAGTATTTTATTCTGTAGTATATGGAATTTATATATTTCTCCTAAACCACTAATATAGTCTAATTCAGGTAAAGTTTGAGTAAATTCAGGGTATATTAGAATTGATGATGGTGGGTAAAATGTTCCTAATAAATTTTTTCTATCATGAAAATTAAGTGATGTTTTACCTCCAATACAGCTATCAGCTTGAGATAATAGTGTAGTTGGAACTAAAATATATTCAATTCCTCTACTATAAATTGAAGCACAAAACCCAACTAAATCCTGTAAGATACCTCCACCAATAACTACTAATTTAGTATTTATATTAGCTTTTTTTATAGATAATACTTCAATAATTTTATCTACTTCCTGTAATTCCTTATTTTGTTCAATACAATTAATTAAAACTGCATCAAAAGTATTTAATTCAGGATATAGATGAGCAACATTGTCATCTATAAAAGTAATAGTATTAGGTTGCTGAACTATTTCTGTGATGTAATTTAAAGATTCTATGAATTTTAGTTCATAGTTATTAATTTTTGATGATATTTTTAATATGTCGTACATAAATAACCTCCGTCTATTTTAATGTTTTGTCCTGAAATGTAAGTGTTTTCTATGCTAAGTAGATATACTAATTTAGCTATTTCACTAGGTAATCCTAATCGTTTGATAGGAATATTTTCTTTTAATTTTTCTAATTCTTCTGGGGTATTATTTTGGGTTGTTAGATCTGTTAAAATAAACCCAGGTGAAATAGTATTAGATAGAATATTATATTGGGCATATTCAGCAGTTAATGCTTTAGTTAATGAATGTAAAGCATTTTTACTAGCACTATATGCTAATCTACCCGGTTTGGCAAGATCAATCCAAATACTTCCTATATTTATAATTCTACCATATTTTTGATGAACCATAAAAGGTAAACACTGTTGTATAATTTCAAGAGGAGATAAATAATTTACTCTCATTACATCTTCATCTGATATTTCTGTTATTGATTTAATAGGGTTAATACCTGCATTATTAATTACAATATCAAATTCATTAGATTCTAAAGATACTTTATCCGATAAATTAATATCTTCTCTTGAAGGTGAATATACAATATGTCCATGTTTTTCAAATTCATCAACAATTGATTTTCCTATACCTCTTGATCCTCCTGTAATGAGTACTTTCATTATTTAAAAGAGATAGATTGATTAATTCTGTCTTGAATCATTTGAATTCTTTTAATATCCTGGTTAGCTAATGTAGTGTAATATTCATTTTTAGATTTTAGCCATTCATATTCAAACATTTGTGCTTTAGATAACGCTCTAGATAAATTTTTCAAACTAATAGATGGATCAAAAATTGCATATCTGGTTTCAAATTTATCTAATAATCCTTCAGAATGTAGTTTTTTCAAAAAGTTAAGAGAATCTACAGAAACTGCTCCACCTAAACAAGCTTTAAGACCTTTTTCTTTTGCTTTAGTAAATACGGTTTTAGCCATTTTATAAACTTCATCACTATTTACATAATTTCTATCTTTTCCCATTGATGATACTAAATCAACTCTTCCTACTGTTACACCATATAAATCCTCAGATTCAGGTGTTTCTAACATTTTTGTAGCATTATTAATGGCAGTTACAGTTTCGATATTTACATTAAGTTGAAGTGAAGAACGGATATCTTCAGGAATATATGTTCTAGTAGCTTGAATGAATTTTTTTAATCCAAATTCTGATTCAACCATAGGAGCTACTAAACCTTTTACTCCAATAATAGAGGAGTCTTTTAAGTCTCTAATAGCTTCTGGTCCACCTATTTTTAGAGTTATTTTGGTTTTAGCTTGATTACACACTTCTTTTAAACGAACAGTCTCATTAAATAGAGCACCTTCATCTTCAAAACTTGTTTTAATACCTATTAAACCTTCATTTTCAATAAGGTCTGTAAGGATTTTTACGCATTTAAATTCTCTTGTATTCATATAACTTGTTTTTTATGAGTTTTATTTATTGTTACCATATAAATTTATTTTTATAATGATTAATTATACGAACAATTTCTTCAGAAAACACGCTTTTTGGCGACCATCCTAAAGCTCTTATTTTAGAATCATCTAATGCATAACGAACATCTTGTCCTGGTCTATTACATGAAAAATCTATATAATCTTTATACATTATACTAGCTTCTTGTGGTCGATCCTTAACATTAAAATATTCGGATATTATAGCATTAACTGTGTCTATATTTTGTTGTTCAAAACCACCAGCAACATTATATATTTCACCGATTTTACCGTTTTCAATCAAAGTAATTACTGATTCTGCGGTATCACTAGCATGTAACCAGTTTCTATAAGGTGTACCATTATTATGTAAAGGTATTTTACGACCTAAACTTAAACATTTAACTGCTTTTGGTATTAATTTTTCAACATATTGTCCTATACCATAATTGTTTGTTGGACGAATAATCATATAAGGTACATTGTGTGTTCTACCCCAAGCCATTACTAACATATCAGCAGCTGCTTTAGTTGCTGAGTATGGATTACTTGGTTTTAATAAATGATCTTCAGTATGAGCTCCTTCATCTATATCACCATAAACTTCATCAGTACTAAAATGTAATAATACAGGTTTTTTACTATTTTCTCCTCTATGGTTTTTGATTAATTCAAGTAAATTATGAACTCCATCAATATTTGACTTAACAAATTCAACACTACTAGCAATTGAGTTACCAACATGAGTTTCAGCAGCTGTATTAATTACATAATCACAATCATATAAGAATTTTAAATCATTAATATCACTGTGAACAAATGAAAAATTTGGATAAGATTTAAATTCATTTAATAGGTCTTTATCAGCAGCATAAGTCATTTTATCTACTCCTTTTACATACCATCCTTTTTTTAAACATGCTCTTGTTACATGAGAACCTATAAACCCGCAACATCCTGTTATATAAACTACTTTTATCATATTATTTATTATTTTTTTATTAAACCTACTTGATATCCACTAAATAAAGCATCATAAAAATCTTCATAAACATTATAGAAACAATTAATAGCTAATTCTGGGCTATTTGTTGGGGAAAGATTATTTGGGTCTTTCCAAAGAAAATCATCAAATATCATAACTCCACCTGATTTTAATAATGGGTGAGATAAAATAGCATCAGCTAAAACATCATAAGCTGTATGAGACCCATCAATATAAATGAAATCAAACATATTATTATTAAATTCTTTTTTAAGAATCTCACTTGAATATCCCTGATGGATAAACACTTTTTCTTTATGGTTTGAAATATTATGATTGAATTTATTATATAAATTACTTAAACCTAAATTAATATCAGATGCAGACATACCTATTTCATTCGTAGATCCTTGAAAAGTATCTACAACATGAATTATTGAATTATCTCCAGTTAATATATTTTCAAGCATATAATTTGTAGCTCTACCTTCAAAACATCCAATTTCTAAAAATGTAAGGTTATCTTTTCCTTTGAGATTGGTTTTTGAAAATACCATTTCCCATACTGGGATGTTGTTGCTAAACCAGTCTACACTGTACATAGGTTCTTTTATTTTATTTATCATATTTTTTAACATTTATTATTTATATTAATCCAAGTTGGTGGGTAATAATTTCCATTAATCCAGGATGATTGATGGTTTGATTTTAACCAATTAGTTGGACAAATTATTTTTTTATTAGGATTTTTACATAAATAAGCACCCCACCAAGAATAAGAGCTGTTTGCAGTAATATGATGATCACATAAACTCATTAAAGCTAAATCTTCTTTTTCAGAATCAGAACATATTTTTTCTCCTCCTACAGGATCAATAAAGTAAATATTATCACCTTCAAAAAGTGCTTTAGCATATGAAATATCATTAGAGAAAATCAAAAAATTATAATCTTCAATAGGAAGAAAGTGATCTACTAATGCTTTTGTATAATATTCATTATCTAATTCACAAAATGAATGATGAGGTAACAAATAATCCCCTCTTCTAATATGGATACTCACAATAGGATTATCATTTCCTAACTCTTTTTTAATTTCTTCCATCCTACGATTAGCTTGGGATTGAATATACGGTTGATAATTCCATAATTCAACATCTTTCCCAATATCATTATACCAATATGTGTATAAATCAAACCTTCCAATTAAATTATAATTAATATCAGATTGAAGATTAAATAAAGTTTCATCATACCTAGTTGTATGAAAATTTATTTGTTTATTTTGAAATGTTTTAAAAAATTCAAGTGGTTTAATTTCATACTTTAAATCTAATAAATCAAATACTCTAATCCCCACACCATGTTTTAACATTTCCTCAGCAAACACTACAGTTTTATTGTTTGCTTTAGCAACTGCCAATAAACTTGAATAAATTTGTAGTTGGGAACAAAGCCCACCTGAAGATCCTAATTCGGCTAATGTGATATAACTCATTTTATTTTTTTAATATGCTCATCCAATATTCAATCATTTCATCCATCATACTTTCAAATGTATATGTTGGTTTCCATCCTAATTCTTCTCTAATTTTTGTTGAATCTCCTTTTAAATATGGTAATTCTTCAGGACGTAAGAATTTTTGATTTTGGATTACATATTCTTTATAGTCTAATCCCAATTTTCCAAACACATATTCACACATGTCTCGAACTGATCTTGTTTCACCTGTTGCTACAACCCAATCTCCAGGTTTGTCTTGTTGAAGAATTAAATACATAGCTCTAACATAATCATATGAATGACCCCAATCTCTGTAAGCATCCATATTTCCTAATTCTAGTTTATCTAAAATACCTAACTTAATTTCAACAGCACTTTTAACTACTTTATTTGTTACAAAATTAGATCCACGTCTTGGTGATTCATGGTTAAATAAAATACCATTTGAAGCGTGTAATTTATAGGCATTACGATAATTACGTACAATATTATATCCAAATACTTTAGTACATCCATACGGAGAAACTGGGTTCATTGGTGTTGTTTCTCTTTGGTATCCATCTGCATCAACACTACTACCAAACATTTCTGATGAAGATGCTTGATAAAATTTAGCATTAGGACATGAACGTCTATATGCTTCTAATATATTTAATACACCTAAAGCATTTGTTTGAGCTGTAAATTGTGGAATATCATAACTAATTCTAACATGAGATTGTGCTGCAATATTATAGATTTCATCTGGTTGGATTTTATCTAATAAATGTTCAATGCTTGATTGATCTAAAAGATCTCCATAATAAACATGAATTTTATCTCTTAATGATTCAATTCTATTTTGTTGATGTTCTGGGGTTGAATTTCTTCTAATTATACCATGAACTTCATATCCTTGTTCAACTAGATATTCTGCTAAATAAGAACCATCTTGTCCTCCTATACCTGTAATAAAGGCTTTTTTCATATAACTTATTTTATTTTAATCTTTAAAAATATCCATTTGTGTTAAATCTGGCCAATCTTTTATGGTCCATTGTACAGGTTTTATTTCTATTGCTTTAGGTAATTTATCTAAACCCAATTGAGCTGTTTCAGGAGTCATATAATAATGATATCCTATCATATCAATATTTTGATCTCTCCATAACACATTTGGATCTCTACCATCATATGACATCTTCTTTAATATTTCTGCGGCTTTTTTATTATCTGTTAATATAACACCTCCTCTACCTAAAGCCAAATGCTTCCTAAATTGAAATGAAATATTCATGTAAGTTCCAGGAATATAACTATTAGGCTTCCAAAGTACAGCTGCATCAATTATTTTATCTGTTACATAATAATAGTCAACCCAGTCTTCATATCTCCATTCTCTATTAATATTTAATTTTTCAGCTAAAAACGGGATGGAGAGATATGTATTTTTAGGAACACTTATGTGATCTGATTTTGTGTATCTTAAACATAATTCAACACCATGAGTGCAGCAATCTACTGCTACCGCATATGGTGATCCAAAAAAATCAGCTATTTTATTTTCAAATTCTGTTATTGTATTAAAACTCATATCCTAATTGTTTAGCATTTTCTATAATTTTGCTTCCATCTATTTTTTTCTTTAATACGGCTGGGTTACCTTGGTATACTCCCCATTCTTCTGTATCACCCATTAATAAACTACCTGCGGTTAATAATACTCCTTTTCTCAGTCTAGAACCGGGAAGTACGATTGCATTTGTTCCAATATTAGAAAACTCTTCCATAATTACATGTTTTATAATTTGGGTACCTTTTAATTCTTCTGGAATCATTGCTCCAAATAATCCACTTCCATCAAATCTATCTGAACCACAGATTATCCTGGCTCCAGCCATAATATTATTAAAACCTTTACATTCAAATTGTCCATTTTTACCTCCTATGATTGTTACATAAGGACTTATATGTACATAATCTCCTATAGTAGCATTCACAGTACAATATGCTCCTTTATCGATTGCAATGTGATCACCTAAAATAGGATCTATTTTGAATTCAACATCACTATGTATGAATACATCTTTACTCATTTATAAAGGTTTTATCTAAAGATTGACCTTCATATGGGCCAGTTTTATATTCATAAACTAGTGTATTATCTTCTAAAATTATATAATTATGACCACCTTCAAGAGTAAATGATGCATCACCGGGGTATAATATAGGTTCAGCGATTATTTGATCATCAATATCATAAAATATACATTTTACACTTCCTTGGATTACAATCCAACTTTCTTGTGCGATAACGTTTCTAGTTCTTTCTTTCCAAATATGTTTATGAGGTTTAAATGTTTTACCTTCTTCCATATTCAAAATTGCACATTGAATAAAATTATCTTCAGGTACAACTTCACTTCTACCAGGAACTAAATCTTCTTTTCTTACTATTACATGTAAGAGTTTATCTGATTCTACTTTACTATATATTTTTTCCATTTTCAAAAAACTCTTTTATTTTATCACAAACATAATCTACATCTTCAACAGTCATTCCATGATGTGCTCCCAATAAAAATCCATTTTTCATAATTGTATCTGAATTTTCAAATGGTTGAAGATATTCTCTATAAATTGGGTGACGAGTTACGTTACCAGCAAATGTTACTCTTGTTTGGATGTTATTATTTTCTAAGAATGTTAATAATTCTAAACGTCTTTCTGTCTGTAATGGAATTGCTAACCAATTTGGTTTAATACTATCATCAGGTAATACAATTTCACTTACATCCTTAAGATTTTCTAAATAACGCTCAAAATTAGCTCTACGAATATCTTCAAATTTCTTAAAACGTTCTAGTTGTATTAAACCAAATGCTGCACTCATTTCAGAGCATTTAAAATTATATCCTAAAACACTATATAAAAATTTATGATCATAAGGAATACCATCTACACTATGATTAAAACGATCATCCATAATTTCAGAGTTATCACCCATACGACCCCAATCCCTATATTGTAATGCTCGGTCAACATGTTTTTTATCATTGAACATTACCATACCACCTGTTCCACCAGCTGTAATAACATGACTAGCATAAAAACTAGTAGTCGCAACATCTGTTTCTTCAGTATATGTAATTGTATCAGCTGAGTCTTCGATTACTATAATATCTTCTCTTCCAATTCTTTTTAATTCTGAACGTAATGCTTTCCAGTCTGGTTTGTTTCCAATTAGGTTAGGAATCATAATTGCTTTAACGTCATCAGTAATTACATCCATTACATCTTTAACTAAAGGAACATATGCTGTTAAATCAACATCTACAAATACAGGTTTAAAACCTAACTGAATAATAGGGGCTAATGTTGTTGAGAATGTACAAGCAGGAGTAATTATTTTGCATCCCTTAGGTAAATCTAAAGCTGCAATAGCTAATAAACATGCTGAAGATCCAGAATTAACAAACACCCCATATTTTTTACCAAAACGTTTAGCTATTTTTTCTTCAAATTCTATAGAACGAGGACCAAATCCAGCTAACCAACCATCTCTAAGACATTGTTCTACAGCTTTAATTTCTTCTTCTCCATAAGATTCAAACTTATTGGGAGCATACCATACTTTTTTCATATTATTGTTTTATAAATTATTATATAAATTATTCTGTTTTTCTTGTTTCTGAATTGTTTTATGATGTTGTAAAGATAATGATGGGTCTTCAGGAAGCCAAGTGTATGTAGAATATCCTACTATTTTTTCATGTACTTTTCCTTCCCATTGAATTTTTGGGTAGTCTTTTTTATATATTCTCCATTGATAATCAGGCCAGTTTACCCAACCTTCAGAATTAACTCTCCATCCCCATTTTTGGATATGTTCATCTGTTAAACCATCTACAGTATTAACTCTTGGAACTAAAATAACATCAATATCATTTGTAGATAATATTTCAGGTAAATTTTCCATTAAACTGGTATGAGGAATTTCATCTGCGTCTATTTGGAATATGTAATTTCCAGAGCATAATGCAGTTAGATAATTTTTTAATTCAGCAAAGTTGTTATTAAATGAGTAAGGATACCATCTAAATTCATTATTTACAGAATGGGTTTGAAGAAATTCTTCTACTCCTTTACTCCCATTTATAATGTCGTACACTATAACTATTTCATCTTGTTTACGTTTATATTTGAGTAAATGTGAAACTAAACGTTGAATTTCAACAAATTCATTACAAACAGTAATAGCATAACTTATTTTCATATTAATATATGTTTAATATTTGTTGGTTTTTATCATAAAGGTAGGTGATTTTAAAGTTGGAATCATAGTAATCTTTAACGGTATCAACATTAAAACCCCCAAACCCCATATACTGCATAAACAATTGTTGGAATGTGTTTATATCAAAAGTAAATGATGTATTTTTATTGAATATATTATAATATTCATATATTAACGATATATCAAATCTATTTATTTTCAACATTTCAATATATTGTTCTCTACTCATAACTTATTTTTGGATTGAATATACGAATAATATTTTAAGAATCCAAATTTGATTCGAACACACCAATGTATTCTAATGCTTCTATGAAGTCTTTTTCTTCAAATTCTTTTAGTGTATTCATATCCATTCTCCACTCATAGTATTCTCCTTTTTTATGTGGATTTGGATATTTGGTTTTTTCTTCTTCCTTAACAGGAACTGCTTTAACTGCCGCCCATTTCCAATTAATGGAACTTGAACCATTAGCAAAAACCATACCTTGAGAAGGGACATTGATTGTTGTAGGCATCCAAACTTTTCCACTTTCATCTTCACCCATCAATTCTTTATATAGGTTTGGAAGTGTTTCCATTTGTTCTTTTAAAAATTCCGAATCAGCAGTCATTACTGTACTGGATTGGAATCCACATCCATAGCAAAAGTGATTTTTGATTGTTTCGTTTACTTCAGTAACATAACAAGCATCACTTCCACATCTATCACATATTATTAAATTATCCATTTGATTCTACTTTTTTTAATTTATTTTTTAGTTACATACCAGGTATTATCTTCTTCAAAATAGCCCTTATTAAATTCAAATTCACCTTTATTTAATTTTCTAAACATGTTCTGGAAGTAACTTAATCGATCATCTTCAAGGCCATCTCCATCATATGGTTCAAATTTTATACCTTCACTTTCCGTGGTTTTTAAGAATGGAATAATCTCACTATCCATTACTTTTTGTAAAAATAAGGCTTTGGGTAAACGATTAGGATCATTATCATCCCATTTAAATTGATCTTCGGAGTTGGGCGCATTTAAATTTCCAAACTTTAATTCCCAAAAATTATCATTTGGATCATAAACTAATCTAACTTCAAAAGGAAAACTATCATTAGTTCCTTTAAATTCTTTTGGTTTAAATATTATAGTATTTCCTTGATTTAACTTTCTTATACCCCATTGAGTTATCTCAGTAAGAATATATTGTTTAGTAGCCTCTTTTCTTTCTGTTAAATTAGGGTATTGTTTTCCTAATTTCTGGTATATTTCATTAGCTAATATTGTTAATACTCTCATTTTATTTTTTATTTTATTTTTTTCAATTTAGGTAATTCAATTTTTTTAAGTTGAGGTAATTTTAACTCGACTTTTTTAGCTATTTCAGGTACATTTTTAGATAAAATACCATCCAATTGTTCTTTCATTTTCTCGAAACTAAAATTATTTCTACTATAGTATCCTTGACGTTTACCATTTACTGTCCAATCTTTATAGTTCTCAAATACTTTATTCATATTATATCCTATTTGGCCAAAATCAGGAGTAAACCATTGAGATCCTTCAATTAACATATCTTTTACTTGAGCTGATGGATGGATTGGTTTTACTTGTCCATCTATTAAAGCTGTAAATTCTGGGTTTAGAAAATCTAAATGACCTGACCAGTTTGAAGCTATAATTGGTTTATTTGTTAAACTAAATTCAAGTAATGGTCTTCCAAATCCTTCACCTTTAGTTAAGCTAACCATAGCTTTTACTTTAGGGTGATTATATAATTCATTTATTTCAGTATCTGTAAATTCACCACATAATAGATAAATGTTTGGTAGGTTTTTACTTGGAACAGATTTACGGATTGTATCTATTCTTTTTTGTATTTCTCTTCTATCCATATAAGAAGAACCAACCATGCTTGTTTTTAAGATAAGTGCAGGTGCATTTTTTTTATTTTTAAACAATTCATAAAATGCTTTGATTAACAAACCAACATTTTTTCTATCTTCACCTATATCTCCTTGCATCCAATGTCCTACAAATAAAAAGGCAAATGATTCTTTAATTGAATTTATATCTGTTAATAAATTTTTCTCAGTTATTTCTCCAATTTTTAATGGTTTGTATGTATCTAAATTAGCTCCTTCAATTAATACTTCAACTGGAGTAGTTAATTTGATTTCACCTTGTTGTCCTGTTTGAGGATTTTGGAAATTGAATTTTGTTTCTTGAAATACTTTTTTAGAATGTTCTGATGATACTAAAACAATATTCATTTTATTACATCCTTCTAACCATTGTGGAGCACAAGCTGTAGTTTCAATGCCAGCTGTTAATCCTATATTGTATTTTCCAATTGCTTGAAATTCATTTGGTACAGTGATTTGACACCAAATGTCAGGTTGTTCAGTTAATTGTCCATTAACTAAATGTTTAGATAGAAACCCCCATTCTTCTTTATGGTTTTCAATAAACCCAAATGGTGTACTACCCCATCTCTGAGGTAATACTTTAACATCATATCTATCTAATTCTATAAGTGATTTAACGAAATCTCTTGAACGTGCACCATAACCTGAATATGTGTCTATAGGGCAACTTACATAAAATGTATTTTTATTCATATAACTTATTAATATATTAAAGCGTGTTTTAATGTTCTTGGTTCAAAATCGGTGTCTTTTAGAAATTCATATTTTTCTCTTGGTTTCCAAGTTGAAAATAACTCATCCATTCCTTCAATAATTCTATTAGACATTTTTATAGATGTAAATCCTGCTTCATCTCCTGTAGCCCATTCTTTACCTGCTGCTCCTCTTTCTTGTCTTTCTTCTTTACTCATATTGTAAAGATTTAAAATTTGTTCAGTAGCATCTTCAGGACGACATCTATCATCAAAGATATAAGGGGTAGGTACAGAGCCAACTAAAGACATATTACTTGGAAATACTGGTAGAGCCCATTTACCACATAATCCAAATGTACCTCTGTGGTTTGAAGGTATTTCTGGAGATGGTGTAAACCATTTTCCATCTGCATCTATGAATCTCATTTGATCTTGCATTCCACCTGTTACGTTTGCTATAATAGGTGTTCCTGATAGTAATGCTTCAGTTAATGCTAATCCCCATCCTTCATTTGATGTTAATAAGATAACACCATCTGCTATATTGTATAGGAAGTTCATTCCATTACCATCAAATTTACCATTAGTAAATTTAACATTACAATATTCTTCAGGACACAAATATTCTATTACTGCGGGTAGATCAGTTCCATTATCATCTACTGGGTCTGTATGGAGTAAAAGTAAACATTTTTTTGCTTTTTCTTCTCCAATTTGATCACAAAATAATCTCCAAGCTAAAATTGTATCTGGAATTGATTTACGTCTAATGTTTCTTGAGTTAAATAACAAAACAAATTCATATTCTTCATTTCCTAAAATTTGTTTTTTAAATTTAGCTAATTCTTCATTTTTAGGATCAACTGGTTTGAATGTATGTTCATTTAAACCATGAGGAACATATTTAATTACTTTATTTTTAGCTTTATCACCTAAAACTATTTCATTGATATTTACTGTTTGTTTTGAAATTCCAAACAATGCATCACAAGATTCATAGAATTCTTTATTATACATTGGAGCTGGATAGTCATCCCAAATGTTAAGATAAGCAATTGGAATTTTCTTTCTAATTTCATTTTCAATTTGAAATAACCAAGTAAAATATCTTGGATCTGTAATTAAGAAAATGGCATCAATTTTTTCCATTTCCATGATTTGTCTAACTAGATCTGGATTTCCATACCCATCAGTAGGATATAGTATAACTGAAGCATCTTCTATACCATTCATTTTCCCAGTATCTCCAGATAAATCTAAACGTTTACCTTTTTCTGGGTGATTAATTGCTCCAGCTAATTGAACCCAATTGTATCTATGGGATGTGTGAATAACCATTTCACGGGCAATATGAGCTACACCTGAGTGTACTCTTATGTCATCTGTAAGTAACAAGATTTTTTTACGATCCTCTCTTTTAATGTAACCTTCTTTCATTTAATATTTTATTTTAATTTAATATACAAAACATTTTTTAAGTATCCAAATATTGATTATTCTTCTATAGAATCTGCAATGGTTGTATTGTGGATCATTTTTCTAAAATCTTCATTTGTTAAATACAAAAAAACACCTCTATCAGCTAATTTTTGAAATGAAAATTTTCTTTTAACACATTGAATTTTGAATTCTTCAAACATGTCACTTTGGATTTTTACACTTGTTAATGTTAATTCTTTTTTAGTACTCATAATATTATATTTATTTTTTAATTATATACGATGATACATATATAAAGATTCTATAAAGATGCAGAGCACAATTCTTTATTATCTTTATATGGACAAAAGAAACAAGTTTTTTGAGATGGGGTAGGTGTATGGGATTTGTTTTTATACCCATTTTCATCAAATACTTCTTCAATAAAATCATTTAATGCAGTATTGGCTTTACTTAATTTTATTTTACCTGAAGGTGGAATAAAGTCTTGAATTCTTGAGATAGGGAAATCAGCATTTTCATATATTTTTCTTCTTAAAATGAAAAATTTAATACTAATACTATCTATTGGAATATTAAATTGAGCCGAAAGGAATTGTTTATACAGTATTAATTGAAATTGTTTATCCTCATCTTTTTTAGTATCAGCATCCCAGCCTCTAGTACTGGTTTTAATGTCGATTATTTCAAATGTATTGGTTGGTTCATGATATAACACGACATCCAAGAATCCCTGATATATAACATTATTAAATCCAGGGTGTGGTGTAATTGATATTGGGACTTCACATCCTACTAGATAATATCCTTTTTTAGAAAAATATAAGTTACGTTTTTTCTTTAAGTAAGATAATATTTTAAGACCATCCTCAAAAAATTCTCTCAATTCTTCAGATGAACTAAAATGTTGTTTTTTATTTTTATCATATTGAGTTTTATATTCGTTTCGATATGCTTCTTCAAATATAGATTCAATATCTTCTCTATCAGCTTCTGCTCCACTTTTTTCATACATAACATCTAAATAATGTTGAATGGCAACATGAAGTGCAGTTCCAAACACAGTATGAATAGTTGAAGTAAATACTTTATACCCGTCTTTATATTGAAGAGACCACCTGTGAGGACAACTTCTATATAAAGATAGTTGGGAATAAGAAATGTTTTTTTGAAAGGAGTAGTCTATTTCTCCTTGTTTAAAACTTCTTATTTCCTTAACTATTTGAGGTATTTTTTTACTTTTAGTCATATTTAAAATTGTGGATCATATTCAGCTTCTTCTATTTTTTTTCTATTTTCTATTTCTCTGTTTAGATACCAGGCTGCTTTTTCAAGTTCTTGGATTTCTCTATCTTTTTTTCCACATCTGGAGATATATTTTAAAACATTTCCTATATTAAAATTAGCATTCCATGCTTCTATTACTTTAATAGCTTCATATGGATTACTTTCTCCCCCATAATGTTTTGGATGATTTACTTTGTCCATTATTTAATACTTAATTTAGCTTTTTTAATTAATTTATCTGATTCTTTAGATTCAATTCCCATTTCATTCAATATTTCTCTAACACCAGTACCTCTTAGAATATCAATATAATGTTCTGCTTCTCCAAGAGAACAGTCAAAATATTTTGCTACATATTCTTCTAATTCTTTTTGTTCTTTTTTAGCTTCGTTTTTAATATATTTGAGCCACATTTTTCTTTTAGGTATCATCTCTTTATAAATTGAATATATTTGTTTTTTATTTTGGGGGTTGATCTTTTGTACAAGATTAACAATATCAATATAATCTTGATTCATACTCACATAACGATGAATCATGTAACTATTCCAAGTATCCCATGACTCGTCTGAAATGATGTCTAGAGGAGACTTATTTACTGTTATCTCCTCTAACCATCCAAAAATGTTTTTAATCTGTTTCTTAGATTGTGTCATTTTTGTATTCTTCTCTCAATTCTGTAGGAATAGTACTTTCTAAAATTTTACCAGAAACTGGATCATAGAATACAGGAATTGGCATTACTGCATCTTCTTTAGCTCCTACTACAAACTTAGATACTTTTCTAAGCAATACACCTTGTTGGAATATTTTGTTTCCATCTGGTGTTTCAATTGATGTTGTTGACTTTAAGTCAATGTTTACTTGTGGTTGATTTTCCATTTTTATTTGTTTTTATGTTGTTGTTTATAATCTAAAAAGAATCCTATTGCTACTATAATATTCATTCCACAGGATGCTAATATTTCATGTATATCTTCATAGACAGTGTGCATTAAATGAATATGACCTACTGTCCAGAAAGGTACGGACAAATTTTGAGAAATCCAAATAATTAGGTATCTAAGGAAATTTATCATATTACTTTAGGTTTCGCTAATTCTATTAACTTTGAAATCAAAGCCATACAATTTATCTCTTTGTCTATTCTGAATGTTGATTGAAATGAATATTCATTTATATAATATGCTACCATTCCTTCATTTCCACTAGCATAGTGTTCAGCATTGTCAAATAAGAAACGATATAGTTCTTCAAAATCTTGAACATTTGCATTAGCTATAATCTGTCTAATTTCTTTCCAATCCGGTTTTTTACCGCATAGTAATTTGAGAATTTGCGTCATATAGTTGGATGAAACGAGTATCGATTTATCTACAGTAAGTGTATTGTTATGTGTAGATAATTGAATAGTATTAAGAATTTTACGTAGATCTGGGTAGAATTGATTTACAATTGTAGCTACATCTTCTAATTCAAATGATATTTTTTCTTGATCTAAGATCCAAGCAGCATGTTTAGCTACATCTTTTTTAGTTGGGGGTACAATTTTAAGTACTTGACAACGTGATTGAAGTGGATCGATTATTCTCTCTACAAAGTTACAAGTTAATATAAATCTTGTATTTCTAGAAAACGTTTCAATTACATTTCGAAGTGATGCTTGAGCTTGAATAGTTAAGAAATCAGCCTCATCTAATATTACTACTTTGATAGATTTGAAAGACATTGTACTTGCGAAACCTGATACTTTATCTCTAATAGTTTCAATACCTCTTTCATCTGAAGCGTTTAGGAAAAGATAGTCACAATCTAAATTTTTAACTATTAATTTAGCTAGGGTAGTTTTCCCAGAACCAGGAGGACCATAGAAAATCATGTTAACTAGATCATTATTATCTAAAAATTTTTGAATTTGGGTTTTGATATGTTCATTTCCTACAAAATTTTCTAATTTTTGGGGTCTGTACTTCTCATTCAATAATCCGTGATCTTTCATAACTTGTTATTTTTATACTCCTTGTTTAAATTCACCGTAAAAACTATATGTTTTAGGCTGTTCTACTGGTATTTCAACTTCTGTAGTTAGGATAGCATATAATTTACTATCTAGTGGTTCTAATCTATATGGACCCTTAAAGTGTGTTTCATCAAAATATGCTTGAAGAGTATCAGTTAGAGATTTATGGATAGACCCATTAGGCCCATCCATAACTAATCTCCAAGTATCTCCACCTTTTACTCTAGTAGCAATAAGTATGTTTTCTTCTTGCGTAGTTGTCATCTTAATACATTGGCATTTCAGGTGATTGATCTTTCACTTCAGGGTGTTGAACTATAATACATTCTGTGATTAGGATTGATCCTGCAACTGCAGCTGCATTTTCTAATGCTGTACGAGTTACTTTAGCTGGGTCAATAATTCCTGCTTCTTTCATGTTTACTATAGCTTCTTTTTTAATGTTGAAACCAAACCATGGTTTTGAACCACCTTCACCTTGTTCTCCTATTTCACTTAGGATTGGATAAATTTCACTATCATTTAATCCAGCATTTTTAAGAATTTGTTCGAATGGTTTACCACATGCTTTATAAACAATATTTTTACCTAAATGAACACTACTATCTCTATCTTCTTTAGTATATGTAATAGCTTCACGAGCATACAATAGAGCAGATCCACCACCAGGTACAATACCTTCTTCAACAGCTGCTTTAGTTGCATTCAAAGCATCATCTACACGGTCTTTTTTCTCTTTCATTTCTGTTTCAGTGAATCCTCCAACATGAATGATTGATACTCCACCTACCATTTTAGCTAAACGATTTTGAAGTTGTTCTCTTTCGAATGGTGTTTTAGCGTTGTCGATTTGTTTTTGAAGATCTTCTATTCGGTTGTTGATAACTGTTTCATCTCCTTTACCATCTACAATTGTAGTTTGTTCTTTAGAGATAGTAACTGTACGAGCTGATCCAAACCAATCCCAACTAAATCTATCAAGTTTCATTCCTTTATCTTTATCAAATACAGTTCCACCTGTTAGTGTAGCGATATCTTCAAGGATAAGTTTTCTTCTATCTCCAAAATCAGGAGCTTTAACAGCACATACTTTGATACTTCCTCTTGCTTTGTTTACTACTAATGTAGCTAAAGCTTCACCATCAATATCTTCAGCAATTACCAATAGAGGTTTGTTTGTTGTTGAAACATGTTCTAGGATTGGAAGCAAATCTTTTACTTGAGTAAATCTTTGATCTGCAATCAAAATAAAAGGATCATTTAAAGTACAAGTCATTGTACTATTATCTGTAACAAAATATGGGGATTTGTATCCTCTATCAAATTGCATACCTTCTACTGTTTCAAGATATGTTTCATCTGATTTTGATTCTTCGATGTGAACTACACCATCTCTACCTACTTTTTCAATTGCAGTAGCAATTAATTTACCTACTTCAGAATCGTTATTTGCTGAAATAGTAGCGATTTGTTCTAGTTGTCCTTCATTTGATATATCTTCTGCTACTTGTTCTCTAAGATGCTCAACTACTTGTTTAACAGCAGCATCAATACCACGTTTTACTTCTACTGCGTTTACACCATTGTTAATATGTTGTAATCCAGCTTTTACCATTTCACGTGCTAATAGAGTTGAAGTTGTTGTCCCATCTCCAGCTTTATCTGCTGTTTGCATTGCTGCTTGACGAACCATTTTAACTCCTAAATCTTTAATTCTACCGTTAACATTTACGCTTTTGGCTACTGTTACACCATCTTTTGTTGATAGTGGAGATTGTTGATCGTTTTCAATCAATACGTTTCTTCCGTTTGGACCTAAAGTACAAACAACTGCATCTGCAAGGATATCAATTCCTTCCATTAATTCTTTTCTGGCTTCTGGGCCTAATTTGATTTCTTTTCTTAAATCCATTTTATTGTTCGTTTTTAATTTTTGCTAAAATTTGGTTTTCAGGACCAACATAATATTCTTCACTGTCATGTTCTAGTTTAGTAAATCCCATTGTTGGTAAAATTACAACATCTCCTATTTGGATTTGAGTTTTAATAAAATCCCCAGTGATTGTGTGTTTACCTGGTCCAACAGCCACAACTGTTGCTTTTTCATTTTTTTCTTTCCCCATATCTGGGACGATAATGTTACCGTAAGATTGTTCTTCTGCAGATAATGGTTTTACAATAACTGCATCAAATAGTGCTTCTAATTTTGACATGCGTTTAATTTATTTATAAGGTTTTGTGTTTCTTGATTAATTAATTTTAATTCATTCATGTATTCTTTAAGAGAGGTATAAGAATCACATTTGGTTATTTTTTGTCTAGATACTGCTTCTATGGCATTTCCTAATGTAGAATAATATCCAATAGCTTTTTCATATGTTTTTCCATTAGGATCTAATTCAACAACAGCATCTTTTTTTCTACGCCCTTTTCCACTTAAAGTAGCAGGTACTATTTCAAATACTGTATAGTTGTGTTTGTCTTTTCCTATGTAATAAGGTTCTAAAATGGGGTCTTTGATAATGGTCATATAACTTATTTATTTTATTTACTTAAATATACAAAAGGGAGAGTGGGAAGCCAAATATTTTTTAAAAATTCGACTCCGCTTTTCTTACCATAAAATATTCACTGGTGGTAGTGGCAGTGGTAAATACCATTTGCATAAGACCATCTTTACTCATGTTCAAATATGCTGATTCCATATCTTTATTTGATTGGAGAATAGTTTTAAATATATCTGAATTGAATGGTATTTTAAGATTTTGTTCAGTTATATCTCCTAATATTTGATATGTAATTTTATTATTATGACCTGATTCATCTCCGAAGATAAATCTACATAGTGGTTCATCATCTAAACTTTTATCAGTTGTAACTAACATATTATCTATTCCAGATAATGCTGATTTTGCTTTGATAATGTTGTTTATATCTTCAATAGTTAAAATTAACTTAACAGCCCATTCAGGTACATTTACAGTACCTGCTTTACCAATCAATAATGGGTCTGATAGAGCATATGTTAAGTTAAAGTTGTTGTCTGAGATATGGAGTTTAGTGCATAGTTTATTGGTTTTTTCTACTTCTAGAAATAGATCACCATAGCATATACTGATAAGGTTAGATAATTTTTTAGTGTCATAGATTGCTAATTCACAATCTTCAAATTTAAAGTCATTACATTTAACACTACCGATAACATCTTTGGTAGGCGTCATAAACCTTATCTCTAATGTATTATCATTGATAATCCATTTAACGGATTCGTTTAGACCCAAATAGTATTTGTCTATTATAGACGTTAAAACCTGTTTATTTATCATTTATTTATATTTTAGAATCTTGTATCTAATCCAGGTACTGTGATTATACCTGAATCTTTTAAGCCTTTAGAATTATATAGTTGTTCTTCTACTTCAATGCAAATGTCAACCCCATTCATACTAAATCTTCCTCCCGCTTTAAGTATTTTTCTAAAGAATAATTCTTGTTTTTCATCCCAGTCTTTACTAAAGTCTAATACTTCTTGTTTAGTAACTTTTTTATTATTGAATTTGATGATAACTCCTTTTCTAATTGCTTGTGATGTTAATGCCATGTTTTTTTGATTTAAATATACAATTTTTTATTTTAGATACCAAATTAAAAGTTAAAGAATTTAGATACATGTTCGTTGAGTTGTAAACTCCATCCTAAATCTTGATACAAATTCTCTAGTTTATTTCTGATAATACTGTCAAATAATCCTTCTCTGTCAATGTATTTATTTACAATTTCTAATATTTCAGGTGCATCGTTATAACCATTTAACCCTACTACTGTTAATTGATATGGGTTTGGTTTTAACATTGCTATATACATTTTATCTCCTAATGAAAACTCAGGGTATTGAACATTTAATTTTTTAAATCTTAAAATATCGTTTGTAGCTATAGCTGCTTTTGTATTTACAGGGCATTTTAGTTTAAGTTTAGAGAACAATTCACCTGATGTTGGTTTTCTTTCAATATATTCATCTAGTTTTTTAAGACCTGTAGGTTTTAATAGTTGTTTCCAATCTATGGTTTTAAGGGAATCTTTAAATTTCATTACATCCTCATCTATTTCTGTTTTGGATTTACCAAACAAGATATTTTTTAACAGTTCTTCTCCAAAGTTTTTAAATAGAGGTGGGAAATTTGATTTCATAATATCTAAACCTTTCATCTCCAATTCTTCAATTTCAATCCCCTCTTTGTTTACAATATACATTGCATATCTTCTTTTACCAGCCCAATATGCTTTTTCAGCAATAACTTCTTGTTTTAAAACAAAGTAATGTTTGTCTGCGATGTTGAACAGATCCTGGGATATGTTATTGAGATTCTCGTTTGATTTTGTTTGTAATTCGTCTGTTAATAGTAGTAATCGTTTAATTTTTTCTTCACGGTTACTATAATCTAAATCAGGGTTACGGTGAAGTAACAATTCTGTTAATTCCATATAAAGTGAATCGGTATCACTTGCTCTTACATATTCTGTGGTTTCTTTTCCTAATTGATCTGAAATATACTGGTTTACAAATATGATAGACTCTTGAGTTAATCTTTGTCCACTATTAGTAATGGCAGCAGAACATATTTTAAATCCATCAGTAAACCTCCAAGAGTTAATAGCATATGTACCATATAAGGCATTCTGTAAGATCTTAAAGGCCATTTGATACAGGTCATATAGTTTATAATTTGCCCAATCTTCAGCTTTACCTGCTGTTTTCTTAAGTGCTCTATAATGTTCCCTTTTATCGAACCAGTCTTCCAATACTTCACAAGCAATACTTTTAATGTCTGTTCTATAAAACGCTCCACTAGCTGAAATAGACCATTTATTTTCTTCGATTAGTTCTATTAGATCACTTATTTTGATTTTAGCGTCTCTTAATCTATATGTTTTTTTATCTAATCTTTGAATTGAAATAATTTCATCTTGAGGTTTTTGTTTTAACTTTTCAAGTGAATTGGTTTGTTCATAGTTGTTTTTTGTTACTATTCTTCCTACTAGTGTTTCAACACCTAAATTAAGAGATTTAATGATTGAAGGATATAGTGAGGTAAAGTCAAGATCGGATAAATCTGAATATAGTCCTGGTTTGGGGTCTAAAAGATATCCTCCAGCATATGAATCTTTCTTTCTAACTGTTTTTAAATATCTTACTACAAGTTGATTTGATAGAGTTTTAACTGTAACTAGGTTATCTTTTATATCGTATATGATACCTTCAACAGTTGGGGTGTTTCGTTGATGGGTTACATGATCCCCAATTTCTAACTCTTTGATTGAAGGATTTGTAGTGGTTGGTTTATTTGGGGCTATAATGTTTTTTCTTTTAAGATATGTTAATATAGCACCTTCATTTAATTCAGTATTGTAATATATTGATTCATATGGTGTATGACATAAGTGAGAGATAAGAACTGTTAACTCAACGAATTTAAGTTTTTCTTCTAATGCCTCTATAATCTCAACGTCTCGAATGTTATAGTCAATATACTTGTCTATATCATCTTTAAATAATTTATCTAACGATCCATTATACTCTACTTTACCTAACTTAGCATATTTGGTTCCTATATCACCTAACTTATAGGATTGTTCTTCTTTTGCAATATACTTTTTAAGCAAAAGCATAAAGTCAAGACAGTTAACTAATCCTATTTTGATTGGTGAATTTGGGTTGGCAGCGTTTTCTTCAATTTTACCTATTGGAGATAATCTGTTAACTTCATCTCCTAGTACCTTCTGAATTCTATAGTAAAGGTAAGGCATATCAAAGAAATCACTGTTGTATCCTACTACAATTGTAGGATCCATTTGTTCCCATTTGCTTAAGAATTTTTTGATTAGATCTTTTTCTGAAGAACAAGGTATAACTTGTTTTGTGCCTATAGAAATTTCTTCTAGTTTATGCTCTTTATCTAAGATAAAACATATTTTTTCCTTCGAATTAGCATCCATTAAAGCAATGGCTGTTATTTCAGCTCTTGCTTCTTTAATAGTTACTGGGTTAAGTGGTCCTAAAATTTCAATCTCAATATCCAGATAAACTATATTATGATATTTTGGTTTATCATCTGTTTTATAGTATAAATCTCTAAGTAAAACTAATTCTTTAGAAATATCTTTTTCGAGTATGGTAGGGTCTTTTCTATCATATTTTCCACTTACGGGAGTGCATCTGTCTCCAAATAGTGTTTCATATTCACCTTCATCATGTAATTTATAGACAGTAGGGAAATATTGAAAACATTTAATACCTTTATCATCATCACGGAGATAATAGTGGTATTGGTCAGGGCCAGGTTGACGATTAAAAAATACACTTTGATACATAACTTTTATTTACATAAAGATAAGAAAAAGCTTGTCGGAAGACAAGCTCTTTTTATTTAAAATGACATTTTTTATTTCAAAAATTGAGATAGATCGGGTTTAAAGTAATTTATGTTTTTCATTACCTTTCTATCACGAGTTCTATAAACAATAAAATGTTCTCCTACTTGTTCATAGTGACATTTTTCACCTTGTTCTTTACTACGTTTTTTAACTGTAGTTTTTGCTTCTTCTTCGGTTTTACATGCTTTAGACATATTTGAAGCTTGAACTTCATCATACGCAGGAACTATTTTATCTTTAAGACCATGTAACATAGCTCCATTACCTAATGAAACATAAGTGATATCACACAATGCATCTAATACTTCAACAATATTACCTGTTTCACAGGCATGTTTATATTCTTCAAGTTCTTCAAGGATGAAATTGTATACAAACTCCCATTCTTTTCTATCTGGAATGTTAGGTGTATAGTTGTTTGGTTTGTTCATTGTTGCATTGAATGTTTCTACTTCAGAAACAAATGGTACATATCCAACTCTATTAGACAACCATTTAATAAATTTTATAGTTATATTTCTCATAATTTATATTTTTTTAATTTGTTTTTGTATTTCTTTTACACGTTCTTCTAAAACACTAATAGCTGTATTATAACGTCCTGTTCCTTCAATGTTAGGGTTATAATATATATCTTTTAATACTTTTATTTCTTGTTGAAGTACATTTAAATGTATATGTAATGTATGGGTGGATGAATCTATCATATTATTTCATTTTAGTTCCATTAACTTCAATTGCATGAAGGAATTCTTCTCTGATTAGGTTATCTTTTTCCATAAACACACCTGAAAATTTATTTGTAGTCATTACAGATGGATGTTTAATACCTCTATGGGAGCAACAAGTATGTTTACAAGCAATACTAACTGCTACTGATCCACAATCCATTTTATCTGCAATATAATCATGAACTTGTTGAGTTAAAGATTCTTGCATTTGTGGTCTACGAGAAAACCATTCTACAATACGATTTAATTTAGATAAACCAATTACGTTTTCAGCAGGTACATAAGCTACTGTAGCATATCCAGTGAATGATAAATTGTGATGTGCACACATACTAACAATTGGAATACCTGATTGGATTACTAATCCACTGTATCCTTCATCATTTGGGAATACTGTAATGTTTGGTTCGTCTGAAATTGATCCTACAATTAGATCTTTTAGCCATGCTTTAGCTACACGACGAGGTGTATCTTCAGTTTGTCTATCTGCTTTATAGTCAAAACCAACAGCTGTAAGGAAATCTCCATATGCTTTAGAGGCTTTGTCTATCATTTTATCTATTTCTTTTTGTGTACGGGGAAGATTACCGTTTGACTTTTTTAATAGTTCCATTTTATAACTTTATTTATTTGAATATATGAAAAAATATTTGAGGGGCCAAATTAGACACCACGACGAGTGTCATATGCAATAATATGTTCACGACCTGTGAAATTGTAACCATTTTCAGTACAGAAGTCAAATACCATAGGATATACTCTAATTAATTCTTCACGGTTATCTCCTGGAGGCATTAACCATGTTTTAGATTTTGGTATTTCCATTTCAACTCTAAAGTTTTCAATTTCTTCCCATGTTTCAGCCATTTCAACTGGATTACAAACTGGTTTGAAATGATAGTCTGTATGGTAAGCTAGTGTTTGTTTAATAGCTTCTTTATTTAATCTTAAACTATTGTGTTTAGCTACCATTTTTTCATCTGTTAATTCTCCTTTTGGTGTTGGAACTCCAATTTTAGGAACAGAATTTGAAAATTTAGGTGAAAGTGAAATCAAACCAATTGGAAAATCGGTTTCAATAAAATGTGAACCTTCAGTTTCTATTGTTATTACAATACCTCTTTCATTAGCAAAATGAGTTAATTCATTTACTAGATCAGGATGCATTGTTGGAGAACCTCCAGTTAACATCATTTCAGTAATATCTGGTCTATCATCGTACATTTTGATGATATCGTTAAATGTAAATGTACCTTTTTCTGGGTGTACTGAAGTATACCATGAATCACACCATCCACCGTCTCCAAACCAACATCTGTGAGTACAGCCTGTTGTTCTGATAGCTACGGTTGGTTTACCTGCTCTTGATCCTTCTGATTGGATACAATAATATAGTTCTACTATTTGTAATGGTTTATCGTAATGTTTTAATCTACCTGGTTTCATATTTTATTTTAATTTTCTTGATAAATTGCTGTGTTTTTGTTATGCTCCATAAACTCTACTTTTGCTACTTTAACTCTACCATTTGTTTCTTCTTGAACAAATGTGTTTAATTTCTTGTAGATATATTTTGCAAATTGTTCTGCTCCTGTAGCTGGGATTATTCTTAATTGGATAATGCCCATATCACTAGCTATTTTAAATGATTCTAGATATGGATCATCTTCAGCTATTATTGTAGTGTGGTCAAACATGTAATCCATCCATTCTTTAGGATTCTTACCATCAATATGACCATTAGCTCTTTTCATACCACCAAAATCCCATACCCAATTACGTTCGTCTAATTCACCTTCGAACCATACTCTAAATGATACTCCATAACCATGTAGGAATCTACAATGTGTTCCTTCTGCTTTCCATTGGCGAAACACTGTACTGAAACCATCAAATAGTTTTGTTGATTGAAATTTTCCCATTTTATATTATTTAAAGTTGCTTATATAAAAGTCTGCATTTTTTACTCCAGTGAATCTTTTAAGTTCATTATTACTGTTGTCTACTAAAATAACAGTAGGAACACTTCGGATGCCAAATCTTGATGACATATCCGGGTTAGAATCGACATCTATTTTTTCAACTGGGATTCCTTTTGATTTTACTTGTTCCATAATTGGAGATAAAGATTGGCATGGACCACACCATGCTGCTGAGAATTGTAAGTATTTCATTTTATTTATTTGTTTAATTAAAAAATTCGTTTTCTTCTATTAAGGTGCATTTTCCACTTAAGGTCAATAGTTTTGTATTGGATAAACATAGGGGTTTTGCTTCTTCCCATTTCGAGGAAAAAACAAAATTGCCACCTAATAATCCTATAAAAACTTCATCTAAATCATTCATAACCACATATTGTGGTTCTTTATTTTCTTGTTTTTTTCTTCTAGCCATTATACTAATTCTTCTATTATTCCTATAATTTCGCTAAATATAAGAACTCCTGTTGCAAATACCAAATCTATTGGTAAAAGAATGTAACCTACTATTCTAGTTCCAGATTTAATAAAACTTACGATTTTATGCCATTTTTGATCAGGCATGTGATTTAAATTTTTATCCATGATTTTTTATTTTAAATATTCTTTTATGTTTATTCCTGTTTGTTTTTCCTGGTAGTGGAAATCTCTATGACAATTTGAGCATAAAGGGATACATTTTTTTAATTCTTCTTTTGTTATTTCAATACCTCTTATAACAGTACCAATCATAAAATCTTTTTCCTTTGGGTTAATATGATGAGCATCTATTGTATGAGGTCTAGTTTCTCTGCATTTCTGGCAACCTTGGGATTTCCATTCTAAAATCAATTGGTTATATTTTTTGCTATGGTTTTTACTATTTTCTCTCCACTTGTCTTTATTATTTTGTCTATAAGCTTCAGTTCTAATAGCCATACATTTACGGCATTTACTTAAATTTCTATTTCGAGATTTATCATAAGTAAAATCAGTTAATGATTTTTTAATGTTACAGTCAGTACAAGTTTTCATAATAGTATAATTAATGGGTATTCACGATTATACATATGATGAATACCCACTAAAATATATTATTTTCCATTTTCTTCTAAAACTTTTTCTACATGGGCTTTAACTGTTTCCCAGGAAACAACTTTACCATTTTCTCCATAAGTTACAGGGTCAGGACGGCCTAATTTAATAAACGCCTCTACTCGCTCAACTGAGGATGCTGAACGGAAATCACTCCATCCTTCTGGGGTTGGTTTATAGGATGTATTTGTACGGGAGTATACTTCATTAAAATCAAGTCCTAGTTCTTTACATAGTACTTCTCCGTCTTTTAAGATATCAAACTTCATTCCATTAATATATGGAGTAAAATAACCTACTTTTTCAGCTCCCCAATTTCCTAAACGGAAAGCAGCATCATCCGCATCACGAAATTCAGCTCTACAATCTGGGTAGATTGAAAAGTCACCTGCATGGATTCCTAATGCAATATCACATGTTTCGCCTGTTTTTTGAGCTACAGATAACGCTACTGCTTGGGTGATTGAAGCAAATATTTTGTTACGGTTAGGAACAACTGTTGCTTTCATATTATCTTCAGCATAGTGTCCTTCAGGTACATCGTCTCCACCTGTTACCAAAGCTGAATCTAATAGATCAACTAGTCCATTTAATTGAATTTGACGATAGGTGATAGGGGTAAAATTCTCTCCTGTTACTGTGATTGTACCTAATTGGTCTTGTTCTGCTTTTTGAGAACAACCATTTAAATAATCTACCAATGATTGAGCTCTCTCTAGCTCAACTCTATGTTTTTGACCATAGTCAAATGAGATAGCAGTTACACTATCGTATTCTTTTAGACATCTAAGCAACAATGTACTTGAGTCCATACCACCTGAAAGTGATACTACTACATGTTTTTTAGTTTCCATTAAATATTTCTTTTACTTTAAAAAATGCATCTATTGTTTCTTTAGGGTATATTTCAATTTTCCCATCGTTATATTTTGAATGTGGTACTATTTTATGTGCTTTAGGAGCACCTATAATACGAGCAAATGCATATAATTGTTTTCCTACACCGTCTGTGTCTCTGTGTCCTCTATATTCATATAGAGACATGAATGTTTTACTTTCTGTCATGTTGTAAATTGTTTATATTTTTAAATAATAACTAAATATACAAAGAAAGTTTTAGGAAGCCAAATTTTGTTTTATTTTTTTGGAATTACATATTGAGAATAAACTCGACCATCAGCAGTAGATAATGTTGGAATTAAATATTTATCAACTATATTTTTAGGCAACATTGCTAATCCATCTCCTCTTCCCCAAAAATCATATTTTTTTAATTTTTTATCAATGTCTTCTATTTTAGATTGAAGTCCTAATTCTTCCCAAGTTTTAAATTTTATACTATCCTTAATTTTTTTAGATATAGGGTCTCTATAATCAGAACCAAATCTATATTCTTCTGCTTCTTTAAAATCTGGGTTGGATTTTTGGAAATCATATCCTGATTTTTCAATAACACGTACATAATAATCAGGGAATAATGGTGTTAAATCCCATTTTTCAAATATAAATGGGTTTCTATACATATATTGTTTTTTATCAGTTAATCCGGAAGGCTCATCTGGAAGAGGGTATGTTTTTGAGTTATTTGTAAAAGTATAAGTTTTAAAATTTGGGTATGGATGTAAATAAGCGGCATTAGATATTTTAATTTCTTGGGGTTTTGGATTATATTGTATCTGGGAAGGGTTTCCTTCTTTAGATTGTTTATAAGGAGTATTAGATTGGGGAGTACCCTGGTAAGTTTCAGAAGGTATATTCATTTTATTTAACATACCATTTAAAACTTCTAAATATTTTTGTTGTCTTTTATTAGGTTGTTTTTTTATAAAAATGTCTATTCTTTTTATATATGGAATAAGATAGAATTTTCTACCATCAGTTATTATAGCTTCTTCAGCATATTTACCTTTAGCACCTTTTCTTTTTAAAAAATTTTTTCTATCTTCATAATCTAAACCATCATCTCCATAAGAATTATCAATATCCGAAGGGTGTACAAATCCTTGAATTTTATATTTAGTACTAATTTTATCTCCATCTAGCATTATTCGACACATTATGTTATCATCTCCATGGGATATAAATCCTGTATCTGAGTTTGCGTATCTAGAAGTAGAAATTTGATTTTCATCATTAGGTACAATATGCTGAGATTTTAAAATATCAATACAATAATTTATTGGGGTAAAGTGATATAAATTTCCTACTTGTTTTGCTTCTAAAAGTATTTCTTTTAATAAATTCATGAATTTCATAGGATTGATTTTATCTTTTATTTGGGATTTTAAAAAATCGAAATATTGTTGGTTACCTATAAAATATTTTTTTGCATTTCCTAAATCTTCATATTTAAATGTGATACTCCCATCAGAATTAACTGTAAAGTCGTTATCTCCAAATACTTCTTTTGGAATAAATTTAATAAGAGATTTAAATAATAATGGTTTTGGATTTTTAAATCCTAATTTTTTCATCATAGGTAACAGGTCATTTGATACCATTCCCCAAATTGGTTTATTTAAAGAGTTAAGTTCTTGTATTCCTTTTAAAATACCTTTAGGGTTCCCCCCAACAATTGCCAACTTATATAAACCACTTTGTTGTATTCTTACAGCAACATATCCTGTTTGATCTCCATAAAAAGTCCAATTATCTGCTCTTTCAAAAAAATTATATTTATCCCAAGCTTTTCCAACACTTTTTTCATATGAATTTTTATATAAATTATATATATTATTTTGTTCTTCAGGTGAAAGATCTTCTATATAAAAAGTTTCATATAATTTTTTTTTCATATTATTGTTTCGTTATAAATATCATGAACGTTGTATATTGTTTATATTTTTAAATAATGTTAAATTTGCTTCTAAAAGATCAAAATCAATATTTTCAATGTTAATATTGTAATGGTCGTTCATGTTCGCTTTAGGTTTTTCAGTTAGACCTGAGATGTTATACATATTGCCTTCTAATGTAGCCATTATAGGATTTGAAGTATCAATAGATTCTATACAATTGATTCCTTGATACCATCCAAATTCTTGAGGTACAGCACATCCTAATAAATGTACTCTATCAAATTGAGATAAAACTTCTTGGTTTAATAACGTTGAAATTACATAAACACGTCCTAATGCTTTTCCTATGTTTTTGTTTGGATGAACGCAGATATCGTTATAATATGACGCCCCATATGAATAAGCTATTTTTTGATATCTTAAATCTTTATATGTTTGAGTACATAAAAATGCTTCATGTAATGTTTTAGCCTGCACTACAGCTACTTTGGTTGTTTCTTTAGGTAATTCCATACCTGACCAATATCTGGCATTAACTACACTTTGAATATAGTTTTCCCAAACATCAGGTACTATAAATTCATTTGGTTTTAGTTCATCAATCCAGTGAAGTAAACGTTTAGTATCATATGCTTTACCTAATTCATGAAGTGAATTATCCATTATAATATATCGACCTTGTCTTTTAGATTCTCTAAAAAATTCTAAATATTCAGGATCTTGATCAAGTAAATGGGGAAGACAATAGTCATAATCGTTGAATTGTCTACTTTGTTCTAATAAACATTTTGGTACTTCGTGACTAATTTTTATCATAACTTCTTATTTATATTTATTTTTTATCTTCTTTTCAAGTGTGTATTTCAGTAATACTGCTATTAAAATAGCTATAAATCCATAAATTAATAAAACTGCTAATACTTTCATAACCTATTTGTTTCTTTTTATTTTGTGTTTAATATACGAAAGAACAGGTAATGAACCAAATCCTCCCATTAAAAAAGTAAAAATATTTGGATGCCAATGTTCACCACATAGGCCAAGAGAATGTTTTAAAATTTCTAACATAGTTTAAAATATTTTATCTAGAAAATCTTTTTTTAAAGCACGTGTTCTTCCTCTTTTTGATGTTTTAGAAAAACATTTTCCATTGATATAATGATACAATTCTTCTATCGTGCCTTCAAA